TATATTTGCATAAGAGAAATAAAGATATAAACCCTAAAAATTTAAAGGCTATGGAAAAGAGAAAAATAAAGGACTTGAAAAGGGGAGATTACTTTACTCTTACTCCTGTTAAAGAACCAAATATATCCCAAGTATGGGTTAGAGGAGAATATATCCCTCAGGCTAAATGCTACAGTACATACAAATGGGAGAACATCAATCATGAAGTAATCAGAAGAGGAGACAAAGAAGTTTACACAGATTTCACATTTTAATACATTACCACTATGAAAACTAAGAGTTATCCAATCGATTCAACCTTTACGGTAAAAGATCTGATGCAAGTATTGGAGGATATGGACCCTCTGGCACCAGTAATGGTAGCAGTTCAGCCTATGTGGCCACTCGAACATGGTATTACTGGAGTAGTATGTGACTGCAACGGCACAGTTTATCTTGCAGCTTCAGAAAAATGCGAATATTTATCAGAAGAGGCTAAAGAAGCATTCGAAGTAGCTGGTATACCATTCCAGGCCGACCGTTAATTTTAATTTGCAAATATAAATTAAATTGCTTATATTTGTAGAAATAAAAATCGCATTAATTATGAAAGATTACAAGAAGGTATTACTAATTATGAAAGATTACAAGAAGGTATTACTCGAAGGGTTGGAAGAATCCAATGATATCAAGGGAGAAGACAGAGAAGATATCAAGGAAGCTATAAATGATATTTATTCTGAGGTAATTGAAGAACTTGATGATAGGCTCGGGCTTCAATTATATAAGTACAAGGTAGAGGTTAAATATGATTCCGAGGGAATCCCTGAATCATTTAAACATACATTCTGGTTAAACTTCGGAGATGACACTCTAAAGAATATGTTCTTCATCCCAGCAATGCAGCAACTGGTATATGTTCTCTCAACGGGAGATGATGAAATCAAGGTCACTCTTCTCAATATGGGAATTAAAATAGAATTGATAGCATGAGTTCTTTCAATAGAATACAAAGACAGTATAACTGGGTATGTAAGAATATCAAAGGGCCGTTATACAGAATAAAAATGAGGGAATTGTATATAGAGGCTAAAAAGGCAATACTTGATCCTCATCTAACTCCAGAACAAAAACTAATACTAATCGGTATCAGAGATACCATAAAATCAAAACTATGAAAAAGCTTATCATCGTAATGGCAATTCTCTTAACTTCATGTGTAGAAAAGAGAGTAGAATCAACCAATTGGGTAGATATCGGTGGAAAGCCAGATGTTACTATCCATAAAGTAGGAAATCATCAAGTGTTGACTTTCACCTTTGAACAGGATGGCCATAAATATATGGTTGGAATATACAACCAAGGTGGAATTGATATGGTAGAAATCCATGAATAAGTAAATATCCAGCCTACTATGAAGATGTTCGAATTAATTCCTTACATGTTGGAATTAGATTATGACTCAGAAATAAGGATCATAGAAGATCTAGAACATGATGATGGTGAACTACCCAGGTTAATGGATGTAGTTCCCTCTATAATGTTGAATACCATAACAGGTAAGAAGACATTTGCTCTGATAAAGAAAGAGGCAATGGATAGATACATTGCAAACAACAATACAGTAACCAGATTAAAACCATCAGATAAGATATCATGAAAGAGCAAGAAGAACAGGGCTGTCTGAAGCCAATGGTAATAGGTATCATAATAGCTGCTATATTCATCTTAATGGCTTTCCTATTTGTACCTCACCACAAACCAGAGACCTATAACCCATTAGAGGATGTAATTATGGTAGAAGAACCAGTACTGAAAATTGATAATCAAGGCAGGTATTACATCTCTACCAAAAGATCCTACTATCGTATCAAATCAGAAAAAGAAGGCAAAGAACTCATAGAATCCGTGGAAAAGAAAAGGAATGACCTTGAAAAACAGGTTCAACAGCAAAACATCAATATAAACCACAATATCCATATCACTATCGAAGACGAAAGCTGGTAAAGGGCCCAGAATTTTAATTTGCAAATAATAATTTAATAATTTAGGGCTATGAAAAACAAGCAATTATTCCAACAACTAAAACTTGAACTCAACAGAAAACTGGATGAGTTGGAAGATCAAATGAATCAGAATAAATTATTGATAACTGATCTGGAAGTGAATATGTTAGAATTGGTATTCAAAACCCAAGATCAGGATAATCCCTATCTGAAAAGCTTAGATTCTGAAACTTCAGCAATGTATGGTGAACTCCAAACTGAATACTACGTACAATTATGACTACTCAGGAAAAGGATAAATGGCTAAGACTAAGTCAACGTTACAGAAAATTAGGAGTAATAGCAGTGAATGGAGCATTCGCTGAACTAGAGAATAACCTCTGGGAAGAAGGCTGGTCAGGCAATCCTCTATCTTATAGGCAAACCGATCATGGCATCTATATAGAAGTAATGCTAAGATCAATAGGGGAAATATCTCTGAAATACAAAGACTATGATGACTTCTGGAATAAAGTAAAAGATGAGGAGGGAGCTTATAAGGTAGCTCAACCAATCTACAATAAATGGTCAGAATTACTTTATCCTCAAATCCAACTAGTGAACGGATTGAATCAAACTAAGATCCCCGATGAAGTACTCCGAAAATAACCAATAAAACTATGAAAATCAAAGCCACAGCCTTATCGAATTCATCTCCCAAGGAATGGGTATTACTCCCAACTATAATCATCACATCCGAAAGCCCCTTCTACATCATCCTCTCCTGGCTAAGATGGTATATAGAATTTGACTTCTTCACTACCTATAAAACCCCGAACAAATGAAAACCATTAAAGTATCTAGAGAAAAGGCAATCATAATAGCCTCCAACCATAACAACATACCTCTAGAAAAAGCCAAAACCTATACCGATTCCGAACTAAAAGAAGTACTAAGACATCTGAACCTAAAGCCAGGCTTCTATCCCAATCTTAGAACCTCAAAGAATAAAAGGCCTCTAAACCAAATACCCCAACCCCCCAAAACAAATATAAATACAAAAACCAATATACCATAATATAAATCGTATATAAAAAGGCCATAGAATATATAATCATATTTGAAAGGCCTTTTTATTTTGTGTTTTGTTTTAAGGTATAGGGATTAAAACCATATATGTATAGTTCAAATACTATATGAAAGAAGAGCTTTTAGTATCAGGCCATATAGTGAAAGATAACAAGAGGTCCTTGGACCTGGGATGAAGTCGAAATTCAGAGAAGGCCATAAAATCGGGGCCCAAAAAATTTAGGGTAGTAGGTAAATAATACCAGGTCACTATGTACCTTTGAGCTATTAGGCTATCTATGTTACTATACGTATTAGCTACTACGACTTAAGGCCAAAAAGTGACTAAAGGGGACTAGGACGGCCTTTAAGGCACCCTAAAAGGCACCTTTTTAGGTGCCTTAACCCCTGCCTTTTTAAGTCTATATTATATAATATATAAGTCTATTTAGGGCAAGGTTAGGGCCACCAGCTAAGGCTCTTTATCTAAAGAGACATATAGCCCACTCCACTGTCTATACTTGAGATATTGAAGATCTTTATCAAAGTACATTTAAGGTACCTTAATGGGCCTTAATCCTAAGCCTTAAAGAATACTTATATTTATATTATATATAATATATACGAGTATTTTAGGGGATTTTTGAACAGGTGTCTAAAATCGATATGCCAGAAATAGAGTTTTGGAGATCCAAATTCTCAAGTTAAGGCTCAGTTAGGGCTGGTTTAGGGTACCTTTTAAGGCCATAAAAGGCCTCATTAGGGCCTATTTATGGTACCCTAAATTACCTTTAAGGTAGGGTTAAGGTACCTTAATATGGCTTTCAAGGATTAATGTTATGGCCCTATCATAGGCCTTAATATTTAATTTGCATATATAATATATTTATATTATATTTGTATGTGCAAATAATGCATGTAACATTATTAATTTAATTATTATGAAACGATTTGATTTAACGGAGCAAGTTAGGGATTTAATTAAGGGTTATACGGATGAGTGCGGAACTCAGTATTTTATACTCGGTATGGTTAATGAGTTTAACCCCCGTTGTGATAACAGTTGGTTTCAGTCACTGTTCCTGGAATATAACCCAACTCTGTATAATGGTAATGAGGAATATATTGAGACCTTGTGCAATGCAGGTTGGGAGTTAACGGATAAGGTAATTGAGCAATTCAAGGTATATTTTGAGGACAGTTGCAATATTAACCGAGTGGGTAATGGGATAACTATGGTTACCTCAGATATGGCTGGGATTGCATTAACCTTTGCGGATAGTGATCTCGGATTGTATATAACTTATATGGAGACGCTATGCTAGGTATAGGTAAGGGAGGGGGTTGGCCCTCCCTTTTATTTGCATTTGCTTTCAATATCTTTTCTGTAAGGCCTGCCAACTCAGGCCTTTTTTATTTATGAGCTTATAAGGCCTTGTATTTGGCCTTTTAGGGTAAGTATATTATTAAGGCCCTATTTCGCTTTTAGTGGCTTGGCTTATAGGCCTTTTAGGATTGGCTTTTAAGGTACAATTAGGTGCCATATCCTGATCCTATATTAAATTTTTATTCAGTGCAATGCAAATAAGGTGTAATGCAATGCAAGCAATGGCATATCATAGAACTTTATAATTAATAAGACAAGTATTTAGTTATTTATAAATTTATGATGCTCTAGATATATGGGGACAAAGGCTGAAAATGAAATCGAACATTAAAGGCCGAGTTATTGGATTATTCGGTACCTCATGGTACCAGCTAAGGCCATAAATCAAATCGACCTTATGCCAACAAACCAACTTATCATCATGGATCATTAAACAGACCTACTGCCTGAACCTAAACCGATTATTTTGTATAGTTAAAATTGATCTAAATAAATATTATTATAAGAAAAAATAATCAAAATTTATGTCTAAAAATTTGCATTTAGTAAATTTGTACACTATCTTTGTAATACAGAAAAGGAGATAATCCTAATTTATTAACCATTTAAATTTTTACTATTATGAAAGCAAATGAAATTTTGGCAATAGGTAACGAAATTTTTTCGATCAATGAAAGAAAATCAATTTATCGCAAAGAAATCTTTGTAGAGTGTAAAACGGACAAAGAAAAGAAAAATTTGCGTATGAAATTGCGCAAGAAATTAGACGCTTTTATTGCCGAATTTATTGCCAGCAATAAAAATGCAGAGAAAAGAAAAGCATTAAAAAAAGCGTGGCAAGAATATGCAAAGCAAGTTTACATTAATGTAGAATGTATCGTAGACGCAAATGCAAACACAGAAAAGAAAGACACGATTAAAAATTTCCTTTCTGCAATGAACGAAAAATAAAGATATGAAACTACTAAATAAAATAAAACATATATTTGATAAAAAAACATATGAATTTCAAATATATGTAAATGAAAAAGAAACTATTTTAATTCATGGATTGAAAAAGAAACAAATAAAAAATAAAATAACTTATCAATTTATTGAAAATAAAATAGTAATTAAATTTCATTGAAGAAGTAGGGGGCATAATTTGTCCCCTATTTTTAATTAATTTTAATTTTGCGATAGGGACACCGTGTGCCTTTTTTACTGCCAGTTCCCAAAGAAACCTCGTGATAAGAGTTACATCACAAACTGTAGTTAACTTCATTTTTACTGCTAGATGTCTCGGGCTCCTCTCATAAGGACTCTCCTCAATGATAGGAGATCATACTACCAGATTACATGAACACAGTTTATTACTACTCCCCCCCTTTCCCTACACAAAATGAAGAACCCATTTAAAGGCTCTTCACAAAATTTTCCAGGATATTTTTAAGGCTCCCTATATAAGGCCTATCCCTTTGGATTCATATCATCTTTATCCCACCAACGAACCTGGTTTATATGGGGAATTATCCCCATTTCATAATACCTGTAATGACTAGTTGTCTTATCTCCTCCAAGTAAACTCTGGTATCAATTTGCTCAACCATTTCCCATTATATATGGGTTCATCATAGAGGTATTCTATTTCCCAACCCAAGTCAGTGATTAGCTTAGCCAGGTTCCTATTCACCTTTGGGACATATTGGAATGCCCTCTTGAATGCTTTGCACATTCCTACTCTAGATAGGTCATTTATGTAACACTTATTAGCATTCAAGATCCAATCCAGTATGATCATATCCTTATTCAGTTCAGATGTCATAGTGCAATATTAGAATGGTTATACCTATCACCAGAGTTATAATCATACATAAGATAAATAAATCTAGTAGTAAATTTAATGACTCTCTAGAATAATTCCGTAGGTAATGAAGAATTGAACCTATCATACCCAGTGTTATGGTGAATCCAATAAAGAATCCCAGAAAATGACTTAATACTTCTATCATGGTTTATTGAGGATTTATGATTCCCAAATGTCAAATGATTTGTCTGGTTTTGTAGAAATTAATAAATAGTACTCTTTCCTTTTTACCGTTAGCTTGGAATATGTGATCCTATATTTCTTATAGATATATACCTCTGTATCATTGAGTATATTTTCTATACTACCTTTGAGTTGTCCACTGAATTTTTGAGGATAGCCATTTATCATAGACTTTATCCCTCCACATAACCTGTCGGATATCAGGGAAGGAATATCCCCGTCTATAACTACCTTTTCTATGTAGGCATCCCATACTGGGATTGCCATCTTTTCTTGGTAGGTTACACCTGGAAGGATTATCTCTATATCAGTTCTTCTTATCGCCATGTCTGAATATAACTTTCATAGTTAAAAAGAATAATCCCATCACTACTGCTGGACTCATCATCCATATAAGGAATAAAACTCCATACCTTACTTTAGTGCTTGACCTTTTCAAAGGAGTTTCACTTATTACACTTCTGAGAAAGATACAGAAGATAAACCCTAAGATATACATGATGATAAGTGTATATCCGAACCAAATTGGTGGTGTTGATGTTAGCATACTATGTATGAAATGATGATTAGACCTATAAAGCAGATGATGAATGTTTGAAAGGCTTCTTTTTTGCCATTTTCCCAGGATTCATTGCCTTCATACTCTTTGTTTATTCCTTTCCAAGCTTTGCTAAGTACTCCTGCATCTGAAATCCCATTGTCTATAACCCTTATAAAGTGATTTGTTATAAGGAATCTTATCATGAAACGTATCATTTTTCTTCCAGTTTTTCAAGTATACGACTTAGTTTATTAGCTGCATATCTAACAATCTCTGGATTTTCTATCCCTTTGTTGTTGATCAGAGTCAATTTCTCCAAATTTCTGGTTAAAAGTCTCTGTGCCATGAGATTTTTATACTTTTCCTCATCAAAAGGTTCAACTTTATATGTTGAATTCAGTGGATGAAGAGTTCTATCTGTCTTTATCCCATTTTCTAGGGTATAAATCCCCTTATTTCGATCAACAATTTTGGTCTTTTCAAAAAATGCAGTGCCAGTTACCAGTAGTAAATCTCCAACTTTCATATAGTTTTGATATTAAATTTGCATATTATAGTAGTCTTTAGCAAGACCATCCGGTATATATTAAACAAATCTATTTTCAATGAATGTACTTGGTATCTGTGGAGCGCAAGGAGCGCTTCTTTTTGAGTTTAAGGATCATCTTGTAGCTAATGTTGAACCAAGAGCTGTATTCCATTCCAAAGGAGAACTACAATGGAAGCTTAATTTTGGTGATATTCCATTCTTAAAGAGCCTTGAAGAGGTGAAATTTACCAAAATTGACATAATCATTGGTTCTCCATCCTGTGGTCATAGCTCTGTATTCTCCTATTCAAGGAAGAAAACCCTGGGTAAACCAAGAGAAGATGCAACCTTAAATCTGTATCTTTCTAGTGTTAAGAAGTTCAAACCAGCAGTATTTATGCTTGAGAACCTTCCAAAGCTTCTAGATTTCATCCCTATCAGTGAATGGGAAAATAATTTGCCTGATTATCAGCTTATAGTACACTGTCATTCCGTTACGGTATTTGGTAATTCCCAGAAAAGTAGGAAAAGATTAGTGATGATAGGAGTACGTAAGGATTCTGGAATCAATCCAAAAGTATTTGATCACACTTTTCAAGTAACTAAGCCTAAGAATCTGTGTCAATTGAAGAAAAAAGTAAGAAAAGACATAAATTACAGAGAATCTGATGACAAGAAATTAGCAATGTATCATTATGATGATAAGTCTAAGACAACTCTTACTGTAGCTCAAGTGAGGAAGCTATGGAAAACTGAATTCAAAAATGATCACAAATGGCCAATGAGAACTCATAAGATGAAAACTCTACCAGGAGTATATCGCAATAGGAAGAAAGGTTACCCTTTGACTGTGAGACCTTCATCCAGGCAATTTAATCCTCATGGAAGGATAATGGGACTTGATGAATATAGAGTCATCATGGGATTCCCAGAATCATTTAAGGTATATTTTGATAAGAACAATCCAACCTATTGGTTGAACAAGGGGAGGAATACCCTGACAAAAGGAGCTGTATACGAGAATTCACTTTGGTTAAAGGCTTGCTTGAGGAAAGCTAAAATACTCTAATCAAGCCCCCTATCGCGTATACGCATACGTATAAGGAGAATTCTATTAGTATTTTAGTATACTAAAATACTAATAGAAGTTTATATAGCTAAAGCTATATAAACATATACTTTGTTCTATAGTAGTATTCTTATTCTTTCTAGATTAAGACTTACTTCTTTAATCCCCCCTATAATCCCCCCTTAATGGTTTCATAAAATCTCAATCACATGAAAAATGTAATCTTAACCATAGCCTTCATACTTATGACCTTAACTATATTCTGGATGTGGGATCAGAATTCAGAGTTAAGGCATGACTTGGAAAATATCAACCATCAACCAGATACAGTTTTGGTTAATAAACCCTTTGTTCCAAAGGTAGAGTTTCCGAAAATGCAATTACCCAGCATGGTATTCCTCTATCAGATAGATTCAGTACCAATAGAACGTATTGAATATGTCGATAGAGTAGTCACTATCATACAAAAGGATTCAGTTAAGGTTGAATACAATGAGTTATTCTTAACTAACTATCCACAAGCTCCAAAACTATTACAGATACTTTCCAGTATAGATAAACTATCAATTACTACCTTCAATACTGACTGTAAACTATTTACTGAAGAGTATCAGGTAAATTATGATCGTTATCAGTACAACTATTTGGATGGGAAATTGACCCATAAGAAAACTTCATTCCTAAAAAGGTTTGATCCAGTTGTACAGTATACCATCAGACCAGTACATAACATGCATGATCTGGATTTAGGCTTGAAGTACAATACCAGTAAATTTAATTATGAGGCTGGGTTGAATTTCAACTATTATCCCAAACTCAGGGACAATTTATCACTAGATCCGTACATAAGAGTTTCATACAGTTTTTGATATGGCAAGAAAGAAGACATTATTAGAAGATCAGAATATTACACCGGAACAACTTAAGACCTTGGTCCGTGTGATGAAGGATCCGTTCTTCTTCTCTACTTTCTGCTATGTTATCAACCCGGTGTTGGGTATGGTTAAGTTCTTGCTCTATCCTTTTCAGAAAGCAGTGCTATATCAATTCATGCTGAACCGATTCAATATCATCCTTAAATTTCGTCAGGCTGGTATTACTGAGTTGATATCCATGTATTGCCTTTGGTTAGCAATGTACCATCCCAACAAGAAGATAAACATCATCTCTATTAAGGATACTGTAGCAAAGAAGGTACTGAAGAAGATCAAGTTCATGTATAAGAATCTTCCTTCATATCTACAAGAACCAATTGTAAATGGTCGTGCTGGAGAGTTTGGTTCTGTATCAACTATAGAGTTTGCAAACGGTTCAGTTATTGAATCTATACCAACCTCTGACCAAGCTGGTCGTTCTGAATCTTTGTCGTTGTTAGTGATTGATGAGGCAGCAATCGTAAGATGGGCTTCAACTATTTGGGCATCGGCATTTCCTACTTTGTCATGCTCAGTTGGTTCAACTCCTCTGTTTTTAAGACACTATGAGGAAATTAAGAAGGGATATCCAAAACCAATAACAGAACAAATTAAACTGAGAAGTATTTGCCCAAAGCAAAAGGGAATTTTAGATATATCCTCATGGGGTTATTATACTTTAACTCATACTGGGTCTTGGAAGAAAATCTTATGGTCTCAGAATAAGGGTAAACTAGAGACTTGGTTTGTAAAAGATAATCGTGGTAAAAAAGCTGGATATACTCCAAAGCATAGATTGTTTACTACCCATGGATGGAAAACCGTAGAGGAGATCATAGACGGTAATCTAAATGTAATTCAAGCTGACACTAAAGTAGATAAGCTTAAATCACCAAAAAATATCAAAGCTCCTGTTAAAGAGGTATTAAAACCAATTAGAGAATTTCCAGGTTATTTCGTATCAAATCTTGGTAAGGTATATTCTGATTCTACAAGGAATGGTTTTTATGAATTACCTCTTAGAATTAATAAGGATGGTTATTTAAGAGTATCTTTGAAAAAACCCGGTGTAAAAAGAGAAACAGGTTCTATCAGTAATATAGGGAAGGGTAAAACCTTTCAGAGGTCTGTACATGTATTAGTTGCAGAAGCTTTTCTTGGGCCTAAACCGAATACAAAATATCAAGTAGATCACATAAATAATCAAAGAGATTGTAATCACATAAACAACCTGAGATATGTTTCTATCTCTAACAATGTTAAGAAAAGCTTTGAATACACTTTAAATGCTGCTCTATTTGGTATTCAAGGTAGTAAATTACCCAATCTCTTAAAGAGGGGTAGAATATTGGAAATGGCAGAAGAAGGTTTCTCTTATAGAGAAATAGCTAAGGAAGTATACCCAGGATATAAACAAGCTCATAAATTTGTTAAGAGAATACTAACAGAAAGAGGTTCTAGGGTTTATATATCTAAATTGCAGGTAGTAAAGAAATGTTACCGAACAATTTATGATATACATGTAGAGGATGATAATTCTTATATATCAGCCAATAACTACATTAATCATAACACCGGTGGTTCAGCAATAGTAAACTCAACTCCCTATGGTGTAGGCAACTTCTTTCATGGTACTTGGGTAGATGCTATATCTGGAGGTAATCCATTCAACCCCATACGTCTGTATTGGCAGATGCACCCAGACAGAGATGAGAAGTGGTATGCAGAAATGTCTGCTGCACTCGGTCCAAAGAGAACTGCTCAGGAGATAGATGGTGACTTCTTATCATCTGGTAATACAGTATTCGATTTGGCTGATATAAAAGCTATTGAGGAATGCCTATTCGACTACCCGATTATCAATACACGTTTGAAAGGTCAATACAAAGAATTCAATGAGCCAGACCAGAATAAGGAGTACTTCATTGGTGGAGACTGTGCTACTGGACGAGGTACTGACTACTCTGCTTTTACCTGTATGGACCGGGATGGAGAAGAAGCTGCAGTATACAAGGGCAGAATACCTTTGAATAAGTATGCCCGTTTACTGGGTGATATTGGAGAGAAGTATAACTTTGCTAAGTTAGCTCCTGAGACTAATGATGTTGGTATGGCTGTAACAACCATACTTCAAGATGAAGGTTATCCAAATCTATATTTCTATACTAAGTTGTTAAGGAAAAAACGTCATAGTCGTCCAGAAGAAGAGAAATTTCCAGGTTGGTTGACAACAACAAGGAATAGGTCAGTGATTATAGAGAATCTTGAAAAGGATATAAGAGAAAACAATGTAATCATTAAGGATCCATTCTTTGTACAAGAGGCTTACACATTCATATATGATGGTGCAGGAAGACCCATTGCAAGGGGTAAACACAGAATGAATACATCATCAATGGATATTGATTTGGAAGGTGAAACTTATTCTGATGACTCAATATTCGGTAAAGCTATAACTAATCACATAAGATGTCATAGTGCATCATCAACTGTAGTAGTTCCTCAGTAGAACATAAACAAATTTACATAATATGAAACTTAATCCTATCAGTTGGTTCACTAGGTCAAAGCCTAAAGAATCAAAGAACAAAGACGAAGGAAAGGGTTCTATAAGTCCAGGAAGAGTTTCCCAACCCGATGATGGTGTGGGAAACTCAGAGTTAATTACCACTCTGAATGGTATGACTAACTTAGTTACCCCAACTTTCAGAACAGAATTAATACCTATTATCAGGGATTTATACAAAGTAAATCCAGATGTCAGTATTGCACTGCAAGACATGTTCAAGCTGTCCAATACTGGCCATACCATAGACTTCCCGAATAATACCGCAGAAGAATCAACCAAGATGAGGAACCATCTTAGGGAGGTATCTAAGAAATGGTCAAGGTATACAGCTGGTATAGATGGGTTGGTAAACAAGTTCATTGTTCAACTTCTAGTAGGTGGGGCAATATCAGTAGAAGGTGTACCAAACAAAGAGTTGACCGGATTAGAGACAATACTATTCATTAAACCAGAAACTATAAGGTTTAAAAGAGAAAATAATGGAGTATACCATCCATATCAAAGGAATCCAAGAATAGTAAACGGGGTAAAGGATACATTCATCAGACTTAATACAGAAACATATTGTTATGTTGGAATGTATAATGATACTGATGAACCATATGGAGTACCTCCTTTCATGTCTGCCTTAGACTCTATAGCTGGTCAGCACACCATGAGGAAGAATTTCAAACATATCATGGAGATCATGGGTATGGTCGGATTCTTAGAGGCAAAGATGGCTAAACCACCTCGTACTGCTGGTGAAAGTGAAAAAGCCTACCAAGTTCGTCTAAACAGTACACTCCGTAAGATGAAGACTAACATAGTTAGTGGTATGTCAGATGGAGTTGTAGTTGGTTATATTGACGATCATGAATTTGATCTGAAGTCTACATCTGCTTCTATGCAGAACATAAATCTACCATGGAATATGAACCAGCAGTCTGTTGCTAATGGGTTGGGAGTAAACGGTTCTATCATAGGAGTATCTGCATCTCAAGCTGGAACAGAAGGAGGGGCTGGTATACAGCTGTCAAAGATGATATCTCAGTTAAAGAATATTCAAACACTTGTAATATTTGTATTGGAATTCTTTTATTCTCTAGAACTTCGTCTGGCCGGATTTAATAACAAGGGAATAACAATCCAATTTGGAACTTCAACAGTTTCTGATGATATTAAGTTACAGCAGGCAAGGGAATACAGGGCTCGTGTAAATGTAACACTTTACAATCAGGGTATCATAAGTCAGGATCAATTTGCCCGTGATATGGGATATGAAGCTCCAGATCAACCAGAACCCCGTACAACCCTTGATCCAGACGATTCATCAGGCACTGGTGATACTAATACTGGTAAAAAGAAAAAGGATAGAAAAGACGATAAAGAAAGATCAGATCGTAAGGGTAGGGACAAAAATAACCCAAACCCAAGAAGAGGTGATCAAGATAGTAAACCGAGATAAATTATGCCACCAATCGAAAAACAAAACACCGATGTAATGGTGTTAAGTGCAGCTCATAGCTTAATGGTATCAGATGTGCCAGAAGTGGTTATTGATGCTCACTCTCTTTCTGAAAACTTCTACAAGGGAACAGGTAATTTCAGTGATGATCCCAAGAAGTCATTAGAGAGGTTTGGTATGTGGGGAGGTACTTTGAATGTGAATCAATTCATGCCAAATGTAACTTCAGACATGCTGAAACCAAAAGATACAGACTTCATTGAGCCAATGTTCAGAATGCTTTCAGCTTCTATTGTAGCAAAGAAGTACAATCCAACTGAATTTCCTGAACAGGTACTCAAAGAGTCTATGTCATTACTGATTGGTCAGTCTGTAAATCTTGATCATGAAACAGATGTGGCCAATGCTATCGGATCAGTTAAATCTGTTGAATGGCAGGATGCTTACAAAGATGAAAAGACTGGCATAGTAATACCTGCTGGTATAAACGGTATACTGAAGATAGATGGGTTATCGAATCCTCGTATAGCTCGTGGTATACAAATGGATCCACCCTCTATACATTCAAATTCAGTAACAGTAGAGTTTGTATGGGAACCATCTCATAAATTCGAAGATATGAGTGAGTTTTACTATAGACTCGGTACATATACAGAAAATGGAGAATTAATACGTAGGATAGCTACTAAGATTATTTCTTATAAAGAGACATCGCTTGTATGGCATGGTGCTGATCCTTTTGCTCAACTTCTTAAGAGCGGTAGGTTAAATAGCCCTGCTTATGCTGGGAGCCAATATTATTCTTTATCTGAAGAGAAGGCTGCTGAGGCTAATGACCCCTCAAAGAGGGTATCTCTATTCGACTTCAAGGTACTTTCAGAAAAAGATATAAAGTACAATACCAGTAAATCTAATAATGAAAAGGGTGCCGGAAAGGGTAACCATAATAACCAAAATAATAAAACAAACATGGACAAAGAATTGCAGCAGTTGCTTGCGAGCCTCTTTGGTGAAAATCTTTTGACCCTTTCTGAAGGTCAGGAAGTTTCGACAGAGCTGGCTCTCACCCAGATTAAAACTCTGGTACAGCAGAACAAGGACTTCGCTGATGCTGTGAAGGCGAAGGATGAGGAAATTGAAAAACTCACTGAGGAAAAGACTAATCTTGAAAAAGACCTCAATTCTTACAAGGAGGCTAAAGAGAATTGGGATTGCCACATTAAATCGTATCGTGAGGAAACGGTGGCAGCATATAAGAAAGTTTCTGGTGAGGATAAGGTAGACCAGAATATCCTGGCTTTACTGGAGAATGAAGGAACAACTCTGGAGACTCTCAAAGCTCTGCGTAAGACTTATGATGCACAGCTGGAAGAGAAATTCCCCATGCACTGCAATAATTGCGGTTCTCATGATGTTGGCCGAGCATCATCTATTAATCCCGAAGATGATGAGGAAAAGAATAAGGCACCGAAATCTACTCATGATATAGCTTTAACTTTGGCAGATCGTAAACTTCGGGGAGAAAAGAAATAACAAACAACTAAAATATCAAGTTAAATTATGGCAGACTTACACAAAGTGGGTGGACGGACCCCACAGGCTGTGATTTACAAAAGTGAATCGCACAAGCTTCATCAGGCATTTCCGGTAAAGAGTGGCGATACCATCGTTCAGGGTCAACCGGTAAAACTTAATGGCGATGGAACTATCTCTCCGTATACTGGGGCAGCTGGTGATATGTATCTAGGTATTGCTGTTAACTACAGTAAGTATCCTGCATATCCTGCAAATGCAGCTGGTGTAGAAGTAACTGTAATGGTAGAAGCCTTTGCAATTATACACGGTATAGCTAAGGCAGAGCTTACCACCACTGGTTATGTTAAGACCGATGGAACTTTGGATGAAAGCGGAACGTATACAAACTTCCAGCCCTCCGATGCAAATGCAGAGACTAAGTTCATAGCTATCAACGTAGCTGAGGTTGGTGATCTGATTCAAATCCTGGTAAAATAACAGAAAATAACATTACTAAATATGGCAGAAAAAACCTTAACTCGGGAGCAGTACTTAAAGGAGCTTCCCGAAATTGTAAAGAACATGGATGGCTTCCGTCAGGGAAGCAACAAGAGTCTCCCAGTGGATATTCATCTGGGTGATATGCTCCAGGAGAAATACGGTCTCACTCAGGAGGATTATTTCAAGGCTATCGGTTTCAACCCGAAAGTTGATACGATGGAGAATATTTACTCCATGCCTAATCCTGAGCTGCGTTGGCTTGTTCCTGAGATTGTACGTGAGGCAATCTATCTTGGAATGCGTGAGGCACCTTTCTATCCGAACATCATTGCATCTGATCAGCCTATTAATGGGCTAACGGCTATCATGCCTCTGGTAAATATGTCGGATGCTAATCCTGCACGAGTTAACGAGGCAGAGACAATTCCTCTGGGTACTGTATCCTTCGGACAGAAGTCGGTAAACCTTTTCAAGATCGGTAAGGGATTCAAGGTAACCGATGAGGTACGTAGCTATGTATCCATGGATGTAATGGCCATCTTCCTTCGTGACTTCGGTGTTCAGCTTGGTTATGCAATGGATGCTCTGGCAATGGATGTACTCGTAAAGGGTAACAAACTGGACGGTTCCGAGTCGGCTCCGGTTATCGGAGTAGGCGACACTGCAAAGGGAATTCAGTATCGTGACCTCCTCCGGGTATGGATTCGGGCATCCCGTATGGGCCGTCAGTTCCGTACTATCATAGGTGGAGAAGAGCAGGCACTTGATCTGCTTGATCTCCCAGAATTCAAGCTGCGTTCGTCGGGTACTACTGATGCTCGTCTGAATCTGAAGACCCCGGTTCCAAATTCGGCAGACTTCTATATTCATGGAGGAACTCCAGCAAATGAAGTTATGTTGGTAGATCCTTCGGCTGCTATGATTAAGCTGACTGCTAAGCAGCTTATGTTGGAGTCGGAACGAATCGTATCCAACCAGACTGAGGCAATTTATGCTTCGTTGACTACGGGTTTCTCGAAGATGTATCAGGATGCTTCTATCCTCATCGATGCAACGGAGGAATTCTCTACTAATGGATTCCCAGATTACATGGATGTGGATAATTATCTGACTGGTATTATAGAGTAATCACCCAACTGATTAGGGGAGGTTAAATACCTTCCCTTTAAAATTTATTCAACTATGGCAAAATACATAAAACTTAATCCAAAGGCTAGCATTTTCTATGATCAGGCTTCTAAGATTAAGGTACTTCGCAAAGATGTTGTCGAGATAACCGATAATCAGTTTAATTCTCGTGTAATCCGGGCAGCTATTGCAAATGGTTACCTTCAGGAAGTCAAAGCTGATGAAGCCAAAGGTAAAGTAGTGGATAGCCCAAAATCTAATTCTAAGAAAGAAGTAGACGTAGAAGCTTTAAAGAGTAAGTTTAATGGTCTGTTAGAGGCTGGTAAAGAACCAGAAAAAATACAGGATCAATTCAAAGCCGAAGAGTTGAAAGCTTTAGCTATTTCTTTGGATATTGAACCAGAAGAGGGTGACACTAAGCTTGACTTGGTGAATGCTATCATAGATGAATTAGAATAAGACAGGTAGTAAGTTATGAAAACGGTGGATTTTTTATCTACCGTAGTTGGACTAAATGCAAGGTTCAGGGCATTCGCTGATGAACTACCTCATGATTTCACGGTAACATGGGTATTTGGTGATGGGAAGACAGAATCACATGTAGGTGTGGTAACTGCTTCCCATCTTTATGAAAATCCTGGTGACTATGTTGTTAAGGTAACCATAACAAATAACCATGGTGGAGAGAATCTTTCCAAGACCAATGTAATCGGAGTTAGTGATCAAGTAAATACCCAGTTGCCTGGCAGTATCTATGAGCTTATAGACACTTATATTCCCGAGGATATCTTCGGTAAGGTTTCTCTTAAAGAGAAGCAGCAATTCATTGAAAAATGGCAGCTGTATATTCAGCCACTAGTAAATCACGAGATTCCAATAGAGGAATTTAATAATGAGTTGTATTATGAAGCTCTAGAAAACCAGCTAATTATGGAATTGGCAGCCTATGATTATATGGTTGTACAAATCTCATTAATGGTTGGTGCTACTGCAGAATCGGTTAAAGATAGTAACTCAACTTCTAATTCTGAATCAGAATCTTCTGAATCGAGTAGAGGTTCAGGTGAGGTTAAACGAATACAAACAGGTCCAACTGAGGTAGAATTCTTCAACGATACAGATTCTGAATCTAAAACCTCATCCAATGTTATAAAAGCAATGCAACCAGGTGGAGTTATTGATATACTTAAACAAAACCTGTGTATGCTTGCTGAAAGACTTTCCATATATCTACCTATTTGCAGAACTGTGAAGAAGGTAGTAGTTCCAAAAGTAGTCAACCATCGGAGGCCAGGACCATTAGATGGCCCAGACCCAGGCTTTCCAGTAAAGAAGTAGGGTATGGTACGAAGGAAAAGGATTACTAATGGAGTATGGGATAGATACAAAGCCATAGTAAATGACTTTGTTGAAGTGGATGCAGGTAAGCAACCTCTAATATGGTTGAAGAGATTCAACCAAATGTTATCTTATGGTGAAGATACTGGAAACAACTACGAACCGTATCTATTGGATGGATTAATTCAATATAACTTCATAAGAACTTGGCCATCATTAAAAGAGACCATCTCAGGTGAATTAGATGGTATCAATATTGTGTTATATGTAACTAAGAGGTCATTGGCAGAGAATGATCATTTAACCAAAGAGGGTTATTGGGACTTTGATTGGACACAGGATAAGTTCGTAATAAATGGTAAAGTGTATTCTCCCTCCGGTGATACTCAAGTTGCTCAAGCACATGATGAAGCTTTGCTGTTCTTTGTGGTATTGAAGAGAGAGACTCCAGAAGAGACGAAAAAGATACTTAATTACATGGAAAATGTTGGTAAGTATCTAGAGTTGACAAAGTACATCCTGGAATTAAGCGAAATGAATAATTACGAGGATGAAACTACCGTAAAGACGAATACTACATTTAGAGTTAGACCCAAATAAAAAAAAAAAAAAATGGCTGAAGTAAAACAGAACGGTGTAGTTGTTAGTCCTTCTACTGGTTCTGGTAATACCACTTTACAGGTAAAGGCAGAAGTTGCTAACCGTGGTAACCGTTTAGCTCAGACTGCCACTTTTGAAGTAGAGGGTTCCGGTGTAGCTGAGAAGAAGCAATTTGTTGCTAACCTTCTCCCAGCTGCAGAGTTCATTGAGTTTGATAATGCTAGCCCAGCAGTTGATAAGGGTGGTGGTAGTGTAACATTAACTGGTAAATCCAATACTACCAAGATTACCTTTTCAAAAGGTGCTGGTGATGTCATAGGTGCAGATATTTCTGCAATCAAATTTACTGTAAACGGAGCTTCTGCAACTAGTGGTATTGCAATAACTGGTGACCCCGGTGCTAAAGCTAAGTACACTTTTAATGTTACTTTGACTGCAGCAGCAAACGAAACAATTGAAGCCAGAACTCAGCAGATTATTGCTACTGCTGCTGGTGGACAGAAGGCTACGGCTACACTGAATCAGACTGCTGGTGATCCATTTATCGAAGTTACACCGACAGAGATCAATGTACCTCAGGATGGTTCTGCAGTTCAGGTTACGGTGGATACCAACACCACATTCACTGTTACTCCCAAATCGTAAAGATACGGAGTTTTGGTATAGTAGGGTGGGATATCTCTACTATACCCCAAATTTAATACTTAAAGTATGGCAAAAGTTACTATACCATGGGGTGATGGCTCGGGTGATAATTTTTACATAGATTATACCGGAGTTGAAGGGAGTTCAGAATCACTCATAACTTCTGATATTAACCAAACAGGAGTAGAAAGAAGAAAAACTTTAGTATTCAGAACTACAACTTCAAATGTAGTAACTGCATTACAAGCCGAGGCTTATTTAACCGTAATCCAAAAGACAGACAGTTTAGTAGTAGCTATGTTTAATAACACAGTTGCTACGTTCGGTACTTCAGAAGTTAAAGCTGGTTGGAGAGATACTAAAAACAATCAATAGATATGGCAAAGTTCGTAGACATTAATTCTCTCACTGAGAAGGTAAACCCCGACGGTAACGAACAGATTCAGGTATCTGATACACAGAAATTTGTGTGGAAGAATGTCCTTATGAATTCAGGAGGATTCATAGGGGCTATTCTGTCGTATGCTACCCAGTATGCGATGGGCAACACTACCGATAGACAAACCATCATTTCAATGCTGGGGCAGCTGTTCTACAATACCGGTTCCAGAGCCGATAGCTTTTTTCGGTTCGTCTGCGGGTCGGTAACTGTCCCGGGTGGTACGCCTAAACAGGAATATTTCGGGGTCGTCTTTTATGATGCCTATTACACGCGGACGTACGCTGTGTTCTTTGGTTTTGAGAATGGTGCTGTTCCAGTCACTTTTTTCCAGAGATCGGGAAATTACGTGACCGATTCTCCCGTAGACGATAACTTCGTTACGAACATAATAAATGGTACGGCGTGGACTAAACTCGGCACCCTTGATTTTACGGCTCTCCTTAAACAGACTTATGGAACCAATACGCAGTTTTTAGCTCCGGTACAAGGGAGCGAGGTATTGCTGACTACGACCATAGAGCGGATTTTGTATGCACTGGGTTTCCGCGGGGCGAACACCAATTTCCGTTTCTTGACGGGAGTAAACAATACGTCTGAAACATACTGGGGAGTCGCTTTTTACAATTCTGGACAGAGTAAGACGTTTACGGTGTTGTTCGGTATCGGAGGGAGTTCTATTCCAGTCGGTATGTACCAAAAAGCCGGTAATGTGACTACACAAAAATTAGTGGACAATGAGTTCATTCAGGATGTGCTATCTACGTGGACTAAGTCATGGGAATTAAAAGGTAGCGGATCTAGTAGTGATATAGAAGCTGAAAATGTAACAGTAACTACCCCAACTCTTTTTGATGACACAAGTGCACCAACAGTATATCCACAAGATCAGAATAATCTGCAACAATTAATTCAGTGGATACTGTATACATTTGGAGTAAGGAACGATGCCAATGGATTAGGACGAACCATGTTTATTGTACATGGTGTTGGTAACATGGGTATAATAATTAATGATACTCAGAATACTGATACTTATTATGCACTTATATTTGGAGATGGGCAATATCTTCATTCATATACCATAGAATCACTGTACGTAGCAGAGTGGGTAGCTAATTACTATTCTGATGTGGATATTTTAAACTCCATCTTAGAAAATGGAACATTAATTGGTTCTATCCCATTTGATATGAGTGTTTTCGCTACGAAAACATATGTAAAACCAAATGATGCCGTACTCACGGCTTTCCCATCTGGTTATAGAACAATTATACCAGGAGAAAACCTTACAACTAATTTAACATCTGGAACACTGAAAGTACAGGTTCCAAGTTTGTTGACTTTACAAGTAAAGAGTGGACCGTTCCGTGATGCAGTAATAGATGTTCCTTATGGTGTTACTGTACAGTTCGCAGATCAGGTGGAAATAGTATACAAAGCTGAAGGTGTTGATGGATTTACTGCTACATCTGGTCGTAAAGTGTATACTATACATTTCGTTCCTACTACGTCGTCGACTACTAATATAACATTCAGAGCATTTGTAAACGTGACAAACTATAAGTAGGATGCTTACTGCCTTTTTTGCTTCACAGAATGGTACAAATAAAACTGTGCCAAAAACTCTGACATATCAGTTTGAGAATAATTCTGGTATGGGATTATCCATAATACAGGGTAATCCAGAAAATCCACTTACTTCAAGAACTGTAAATGTACCTTTTAGTAATGATCCCTATGTAATTACTAGTAGGTTATCTGCTGAGGGGAATATAACCCCTATGATATCAGTTAAGTCAGAAAATAATTGGGTATTAAACATCAGAGTTTATTTGAGAAAGTATGGTACTGCTACTGATACATTCTTAGGTGGATTAAATATAGATAAAGATCATTTTGGTACTAACACAATAAGTGGTAGTATTAAAGTTAATTACGGTGATACCTTAATATACAGGATAGGTTTACTTGATGGAGTATTAACTTCTAAATCTATTGCTCATACCTTCCCAACAGGTAGTATCCAAGATCCATTCTATGGATTTAGTATGGAGGATTTATACACAACAAGTTTCATAGGTATGGAGTTAAAAAGAGATGAGCCATACCCTTATGACTTGGAAGTAAATTTAGGACCCAGTACAAAAGGTACTTTCGAGGATTGTAATGCAGTAGTAGAGTTCTACGAGAAATATAACGGTAAGATTGGTGAGATAACATTTAAATCCGATACAGAGGATAATATTGGTGAGACCCTAGTTGGTATGGATACTAACAAAAAAGTGGTTATGTATTTGAAATATGTGACCAGTGCTAGTGTAGACCCACCAACTCCATCAAAAGTTGCCATTGATTTTACTGTGGGTATTTCTCCTCATTCACCCGGTACAGAAACTACGATATCCATCTATAATAAGGCAAGAACCCAATTATTAAAGAGTGTGACTTATGAAGATGGAGATGTAAGAGTTGGTTCTTCTACAGAGTTTACTAACGTACCTAATAGTGATAACAATGTATATTACTTAGTTATTACTGGGTCAGTGAATAGGTCAGAGTTATTTAACTTCTACGATGGAGGAGTATACATTTTCTAAAACAAAAGCCTTATGAAAATATCAAAACTTGGATGGCTGTATGTAGCATTGCTAATAGCCTCAGTAATAATCTTATCTTGTATTTGGAGATGGTTGGATAATGGTTTTGTAGATATCTTGCTTATCATTTATTTGCTTATCATTTATCCGATAGTGTATTTCATTGATGGATACTTTGCACATTATCTCAAGATAAAAGCAAAGGCAGAATTAGAGGAGAAATAGGTAATGTCTAGTATCCTAAAAGAACATTCCCATAAAACTAAGTTAGGGAAGTTATTGCATACTCTAGTACATGTTCTTTTGTATATTTGGCAACTACCTCAAAACTTAGCAGGTTTAATATACATGATAGTACTGAGAGGAGAGAAAAGGATTCTTAAACAAAGAAGCACTGCTTTCTATGTAGCTCCTACAATGAATGGCGGTGTAAGTTTGGGAAACTACATCTTTCTTTCAGAAAGGTCAGGATTAAAAGAACCTGCTTATGATCACGAGTTTGGTCATTGCATACAGTCCAGAATACTTGGGCCATTATATTTACCCATAGTTGGATTATGTAGTGGTATTCATTGCCTATTCCATAATAGAAAGAATAATTACTACGAATTCTGGACAGAGAAATGGGCAAACAAACTTGGTGGAATAGACGGTTATGCTGGAGAGTACCATTATCATAAGGACGGTGTAATTAGAACTGTTTACTCAAAGTTAAAGGACTTTTACGATAAACATTTTTAACAATGGCAAGAACGGTTAATATCACTCTACCTAAAATATCAGACCTGGTTCTTCAAGTAAAGCTAAACGGTGAATGGCAAACTGTTGAAGCTTTAGTAAGTAACCTTGGTCCAAGTATGCAGATAGGGTATGACAGAGCCGTTGATAAGTTCTCAAGAAACTTACTTGCAATAGTAAAGAAGTCATTAACTTTGGGTATACCTCCAGTTGGTGGTGGAGTAACATGGCAACCGCTATCCCCAGCTACTATCAAAAGGTGGGGACAACATCCTATTTATAACCTGACTGGCCTTTATTCAAGGTCAGTTGGGTTATATAGGTATAAATCTAGAGTTCTGATAGGATTACCAATTGGAACAAGAAGATCATCTCAGAAAGGTTTAACATTAAATCAGTTAGCCAGAATATTAGAATTTGGATCTAATGATGGTAGGATTCCATCAAGACCAGTATGGTCACCATCTCTTAAAGCTGTTGGTGGTAAGAATATGTTAAAGCAACTTATCCTAACAGAGATACGTAGAGAACTTCAAAAATATGGTGTAAGACCCAATCAAGTAAAATGGTAAATTCTCAGGAAATTATAGAGAGGTCCATATACATGGCTCTATTGAATATGGCCATTGAATTGGGCTACACTATAAACCCAGAAGACTATCTTCCAACAAGTGCAGAAAATGCTGAAAGGTTTAAGGAAGATCTTAAAAAGATAATAGATGATAAGGGTTTCTATATAGGTATCTTTGGAGTAGGCAATAATCATTCCAGAGGTATAAAAGAAACCCCGAGAATAGTAGTTGATTCAGAAGGATTTTATCCTGGTGATGTAGGACTACCAAGACAAATAATACAGAAAGAAGAGGGTATAGGTTATACTGCAACCGAAGTACCTTATGAATCCCTATCACAATATATGAACATAAGGTTGTGTGCTTTATCATCAGAACACATGAGATTGCTGCATCAAATTATGTTCTGGTCAGTACCACAAAGAGGTTACTTAAAACCCTACGATGAACCCGAGTTCCTATTCACAGGTAACATATACCTTAGGATAGTTAACTTTTACAATATGCCAGACCTGGAAAACGGGTTAATGGAAAAAGTATATCAATTCGAAGTACAGGATTGCCTCATAGAGAAAAATACTCCTCCAGAGGTAATTACTCCAATACGAGATATTTCTGTTCTTCTAGAAAATGCCGATTATACATTAAAAGTACCATAATATGGACAAAAAATTAAAAATACTTTTGGATAAGGTTAATGAGTCTGATCCTAACCTTAATACAATGGATAGAAATACCAGAATTAGAGCTGGGAATTATCAGTTCCCATTTTCTGGTCAGCAAATGGATTATCTGTTATTAACTTTAGCCAAGAAGTTATCCGAGGAAGATGTATTGGTATTCTCGAATCCAAGCGATCCAGAAACAGTATTAACAGAAATAACCAAATATCAGTTAGATGATCCATATAAAATACACACCTCTTATGAAGTAGTATTTGGAACTTATCTCGGTACATTAAGAATAGATTCTCAAGATACGGCTAGTGTATCCATATTACAGTCAGGTAAGATAATTTACTGTAACATGGATTTAACAGATGGTCAAGTAACTCTAGAAAAAGAAATACAGTTAGATGACTTAGATAAGGTTACTCATGAGGAACATATATTAACTCTTGAGATAGGTGATTCTGCAGAAGTTAGCGAAAGGAACTTAGAAAAGTTGAGAGCTAATGCAGGAGAACATTTCTTATGTAACCTTGACTACGGATACGGGGTTGGTAGATGGAATCCAACTGATGGTGGAAGTTCGGTAATAATGACTTCTGAGGGTATAAAGACAAGTTGGGATTTAGCTCAAGATGGTTCAATATCTAAAATAGAAGATGAAATTTTACCCGATGTACCATATAGAGTAAGTATACAAGATTCTTCTATAAACTGTATAGTGGAAGAGGTATTAGGATCTCAAATACTTAAGGCAAGTGTATTGGTAATAGAAGGTGGATCAACTGGGCCAATATCTTACCTAAGATGTGCAGATTCTACTGGAACTGCAGTATACTTTGCATCAATAACAAAGAGCTTAAAAGTATCAGTATTAACTTATCAGGTAAGTACTAGAAATTTAACACAAGCCTTTGTTGATATTGTAAATTCTGAAGGTATTGCTAATTCATTATATCAGTACCTTGGGTTTACTGAGGAAGAGTTAACTACCGAACAGTTTAAGAATGGATTGAAAAATGCCATATTAGCTTACAAAGACGGACCAATTGCTTAATAACACTTTAATATAATTAAATATGCCACAGACTCCAAGAGTAAGGTTCAACTTTAAGAACCTGAACGTGCAATCTAGTGTTCCTCTGTTGGGCGTAATCAACATGGTAGCTCGTACTACCAAGGGTCCGTTAGAAGACCCAAGTGATTTGATATCTAGCCCATCTCAGTTCACTCGTATTTTTGGTTCGGAGATAGTTCCGGATGGTTCGGTATCGAACATAATGAAGGCACTTGAAATGGGTGCAAAGGTTCGAGTATCTAGAGTAGCTGGTAAGGGAGCTAGTTATGGATGGGCAAAACCAATGGCTGTAACTCCAGCAGCTGCAGCACTCAGTGCACCATCAACTTCAGTTCCAGGCGGTTCAGCAATTATATCCATAGTAATTTCTGATCCAAGTGGAGCAGAGAATAGCCTTACAATGAATATGGCTATTCGTACTCGGGAAGCAGGTTCTCCGGTACTTGATAATACTGGGGTAAATTTGAATCGTCCCTTCTACTTAAAATTGAATGTATCCACAGAGCCAACACTCCGTGCAAGTATTATTCAGTATGGGGCAAGAGATGAGGAAACTCAGATACCAACTTATGACAGTATCTTAAATGAGACACTGTTCTTCTCTGCTGTATCAGCAAATACAACTGATGGTGTAACTACTCCTTCTATCAATGTAAATACTTTACAGAATTTCTTGGATAATGCTCCAAACATTACGTTCGAGGCAATTCAGGGAAAAGAAGGTGATGGCCAGGGAACTATGGAAACTCTGGCAACTGGTATACAGACCATGGAAGACATAGTTTCCATACTCCGTCAGTTCTCCAACTGGAATTCTACCGTTATGATCGGTAAGATTACTTCTGGAACCGTTGATGCTGATGAAGTAAGTGATACTAATGTATACATGGAATGCTCCGAGGGAACTGCTGGTACAAATCCGGGTAAGGATGAGTGGATCTCTGCTTACAATGCTAGCAAGGTTTACTATGAGGCATACTCTGTAGTACTCTCTCACATACATCAGCATCTGGATAGTTATATGGAGGTATATACTGAAGTAGCTAATGATGTACATACTACATTCGAGAATATGCTCTATGTAGAGGTACCAAAGTATGCAGCCGGAACCCGTACTCCTGCTACGGTTGATGAAACATTAACCGCTCTGAAGACTATGGTTCAGACCATTGGTCCTAAGAAGGAGGTAGCATATTTCGGAGGTGGTATCAAGTACTACAACGAAAATGGTTCTCTCCAAAAATGCGATGTATTAGGTTCTGTAGCTGGACTTGATGCAACTTGTGCTTCTACTTATGGACCTTGGTATTCCTTCTCTGGTATGAACCGTGGTGTAATTGCTTCGGCACTTGGACCAGTGATGAAGAACTTAGGTGGTCCTGCTGATATAGATACTCTCAATGAGTTTGCTCAGTGGTATATGAACCTGTTCGTAATAAAGAACACTCGTACCCAGGGGCAACGTACTATGCTTTGGAATGGATTCACTTCCAATCCCGTGGATGACTCCGAAAAGTTCATTTCAATAGTACGTCTCAATCTTTACCTGAAGAAGAACCTTCGGCCTATTCTGGAGAGCTATATAGAAGAGCCTAATACCTTTGAAACGTGGAAGAGGATTTACTATGAAGCAAAGGATATTCTGGATGACCTTCAGACTCGTAATGCAATTACCTCTTATGAGTGGTTGGGAGATCAGGATGCACAGAGCTATGAAGATCTTCAGGTTAATAACGAGGCCGATGTTCGTCAGGGTAAATACAAGGCTCAGCTGAAGTATCATGAAGTGGTTCCAATGCAGGATATAGATATGGATGTTATCATAGATGTTTCGGTAAATAAGAGCACTGGTGAGATATCCATATCCGCACAGTAATAAACAAATAAATGATATAATACTATGGCAGGAGCTAAAGTAAAAAATCCGAGGAAGAAGTTCTTATGGCAAATTGTATTTGTCAAACATCCCATAAACGCATTCCTCTTTCAGAAGGTTGGTATACCAGAGGTAAGTATTGAACAAGTTTCACATGGTGATGTAAATTACGATGTAAAAACAGCTGGTAGAGTATCAGTTGGAAACTTAACAGCTTCCAAATTGGAAACTACTTCTGGGTCAGATACTTGGTTATGGGATTGGCTTATGTCAGTTCAGGATATGTTGCTTGGTGGGGGTTTAACTCCAAGCCAGTATAAGGAAACGGTACTCATCAATGAGCTGGCCGAGGATGGAGTATCTATCCTTAACTCCTGGACATGTACCGGAGTATGGCCTTGCAAGGTAAACGGACAGGACTTAGACCGAATGAGTTCGGATAACACTCTGGAGGATTTGGAGTTCTCAGTAGATACCTGCGAGAAGCTGTAATAGTGAATCACTAAGGGAGAGCTCAGCAATGAACTCTCCCTTTTTCGTTACAAAATACTATATTTTTCAGAATACTTAACAACTCAACACAATGGAAGATCAAACACTTTATGGTAAGAAACTTACCTTTAAACTACCAAGTGGTTATGAAGTAACCATACGGGAACAGAATGGAGAGGATGATGATATTCTCTCAAACCCAGTAGATGCAAAAACATTTATGAACATCTCTAAATTTATTGCTGGTATTGTAACAGATACCGATATTACGGCTACAAGATTACTCACAGCTGATGATGTTCAAAAAATGCCATCTCTTGATAGGTATACGATTATGATAAATTCTCGTATATTCTCTCTGGGAAAAACTCTTGAATTCAGGTATGACTGGGAAGGCCCAGCAGAGGGTCAAGTAAGAACCATTGATTATGAAGTAGATCTTAAAGAAGAGTTCCTTTTTGACTATGGTACAATTCCTACAATGCAGGAAATGGAAGCAAAACCGAATGCTATACCATTTTATCCAGTATCAAAACAGTCAAAGGGGATAACATTTACAACTAAGAGTGGTAAAGAACTTTGCTTTGATTTACTCAGTGCTGAAGGTGAGTCATACGTAATGAATTTACCAATGAACGAGAGAACTAAGAACCAGGAATTAATTGCTCGTAACCTTAAACTTAAAGTAGGTGAAAATTACGAGATCGTTAAAAACTTCAGAATGTTTTCCTCTCAGGATATGATGGATATTCGTTCCACTGTTAAAGGAATGGATCCAATATTCCCAGGAACTACTCAAATAGAGGACCCAGATACTGGTCAACGTATTATGGTACCAGTAATGGCAGTAGATAATTTTTTCTACCCACGGGAGAACTAGAAGATGTATATTTATATATTGTTAGAGCAAAGATTAGTATTGACTTTAACACTCTAGCAAAGCTCCCATGGCGGCGTAGGAAGAAATTTATAGAAGCTGCCGAAGCATATTACGAACAACTAAAAAAGGGGATGACCCATACATAGGGTCATCTCTCTTTTGTTCTATAAATCTGAAACTATATGGCTTTTACAAGTGGTAGTCCTTCTGCAGGACAACTAGAGATAGGTATAGCTCTTGTCTTACAAGATAGGTTTTCTAACCAAGCAAGAGAAGCCAGCTCTGTTATAAGAGGTTTACATCGTGATGCTAAGAATGCTGTACAGGCTAACTTAACCGCTGTTCAGGCATATACAAATATGTTTGATGGTATAGCCAGTAATATAGTGTCTTCCTTAGCTACTACAATTACAACTGGAGCTGACTTCATCGATATGATGACTTCAGTGGGAGCTATCTCTGGAGCTACCAATGAACAGATGTCTGGATTATCAGAAACTGCCCAGACATTAGGTTTGAGGACCATGTTCATGTCAAGAGATATAGCTTCAGGTATGAAATATTTAGCAATGGCTGGTAATGATGCAAATCAGATACAGGAAATGATATCTGGTGCTGCAATGATGGCCAATGCTACAGGAATGGAATTGGGAGGTAAAGGAGGTACTGCAGACTTACTGACCAATATAATGAGAACCTTCGGATTGGAAGGTGAAAGAGCTGCTACATTAGTTGGTGACCAGCTTACTAAAGCTGCTATGGCATCTAATATGTCCATGAGTGATTTGGCAGAATCTATCAAATATTCCGCAGCATCCATGGTAACTCTGAGACAACAGTTACCTCAAGTAGCTGCTATGATAGGTACCTTGGGTAATGCAGGTATACAAGGTTCTATGGCAGGTACTTCTATCAGAAATATGGCAGACTACTTAACTCAGTCCATAACCAATCCAAATTTCAAGGGAGCTAAAGCTTTAGCTAGACTGGGATTGAGTAAAAAAGATTTTGTTGATGCTACCGGAGATCTTCAAGATTTTGGTGTAATTCTTGGTAAAATAAATGAAGCTACTAAGAACTTATCAACTGTAGATCAGAATGCAGTATTAAAGAGTATCTTTGGTGTACGTGGTATGCGTGCTGCAGTTGCCATAATGAGAGATACCGAAGGATACTTTGATCTTCTAGATAAGATACAAAATCAATCTGCTGGATTTGCCGAAGGAGTAGTAGCAAAACGTATGGAAACTCTTGCAGGTAAGATTGATATAATTCAATCGGCTGCAGAGAACCTTATGACTACTTTTGCTGAAGCTATACAAAATAATCCTATCATTATGGGGTTCCTTGATATGGTAGGTTGGGCAATATCCCAAGTACGTGACTTAGTGGCAACTCCATTTGGACCTTGGATAGCTGGGTTAGCAAGTATAGGTGCTGGTGTATTATGGATTACCAATAAGATAGCTAACTGGAGAGCTAGATGGTTAATATTAAATGGTGATACTCAAGTTACCTTCAGATCAATGGTTAGATTATTGATTGGAGGTTGGTCACAGGCTACTATATCTGCCCAAGCTTACCTTAATATGGAGAGAGCTATCATTGCTCAACGTAAAGCTGGTATAGGAGCAAGTGCTACTATGGTTGCTGCAGAAGCTGGTTTACCAAGATATTACTATAATGGTAATATTCCAGCAAAAATGGGAGCCAATGGTAGGTATTATGCTAATACTGGTAGAGGAGCTTCTGGATGGACTCCAGTACCAGCAGCTATGGTAACTACAACTAATGCTGGTAGGATGACCAGAACTCTCATGGGTACTGGTGCAGGAGATGCAGCTGCTAATGCTGCTTCTCGGGGTGCATTGGTTTCTGTTGGTAGAGGACTGCTTGGATTTGGTTCTAGAATAGTAGGGTTATTTGGGGGTCCTTTGGGATTAGCCATAACCGGTATATCTATAGTTGGACCAATGATATACAGTGCTATCAAAAGTAATCAGGCTTCTAATGAAGAGAATACCAGAGCAACTAATGACCTTGCATCTGCCGTTAGGGCTAGCAAAGAGGGATATAATTTAAGAAAGGATAATCTACAAGAGTTAACAGTTCAAGAGATGAGGTGGTTAGTACAGACTCTTGGATTATACACTGAAAAGCTTAATCAGAGAGAGAATAAAGGCAATACCACTATCATTAACATAGACGGTAAAAAGGTATTCGAAGAATATCTCAACGAGAGAGATTCAGAAATAAATGTAGCTGCTGGAGTAAACTAAACAATTATGGCATCACTGATAGGAAAACCAGTTGGAAAAGTGGCTCAAGAGGTAGCTGAACTTGAGCAGGGGAGAATATTTCAATCTCCAATAAATAAGGTATGGAGATCTCTTATATTAATTAATAGGAAGACTTCTCCAATGGCTAAAGCTGAGCCAGATGAAAAAAATAAAGAGTCTGATGCCATTAATGCTCATATAGCTAGAAATGGTTCATATTCTACAGCTCAATCTAAAAATCCTTGGTATAAAAATATCATAGAAGCTAAGAAATCAGGTGTAGACCCAGATAAAATATTAAAAGCTAAATCTATTGATTATACCTTAGCTAATAAGTTAACATCAGAACTTATAAAGAACGATATAGTAATAGCTAACTTAAATGTATCACCGGCAATTAGTTTAGTAATACAGAATCGTCCAGATAGGTTAAGGGTTGAACCTGCTGCTACTTGGGCAGCTGTTAAATCAATGGGTCGTAATAACCCTTTTTATTTTTATACCGGTGGAGAAGATACAATAACCTTTGATATATCTTGGTATTCAATAGATGCTGATCACAGGGATGATGTAGTCAATAAATGCAGGCTATTGGAATCATGGGCAAGAGCTGATGGGTATATCTCTTCTCCTCCCACCCTAAGAATACAATGGGGAAACTCTGGATTATTTGAAGATGACCTTTTCATATTGGCTTCAGCTCCATACGAGTTAACTAACTTTCAGAATGCTTCTCGTATGATGAGGAGATATGATAATGATCCAGATACTGGTCAGAGGATAACTAATACTGTTAGCCAACCATACGACCTTAAATTATTACCCAACTGTGCTACTCAAACTCTCACTTTCAAAAGGGTAACTAAAAACAATAGAACCTGGGAAGAAATAATTCCATCTAGTAAATTGCAATATACGCCTGGAGTAATTCTTGATGGTGGGGAAGTAGATTCTCTAGAAAATACTGATACAGAGAGAATAGGCACACAAAACTAAATAATTATGGTAACTATTCCTGGAACAAGTCCCTATGATGATAGTTATGTAATAAAGTTCCCAGATGGAGATATCTCATTGGAAAGAAATATATCATCTATATCTACCGATTATCTAATACACCCCGTACTTGAAGGAGAAACCATACAGAACATTGCCTTTAAGTACTATGGTGATTCTGGATTTTGGGGAGTGATTGCTGATGCCAATGATATACTCAATCCATTTGAGGACCTTCATGCAGATATGGAGTTAATCATACCAAACTATGGAGGATAGCAAACCGGTTCTCTTAAATGGTAATGGTACACCATATCTTGCAATATTCGATGGTGCAGGATCTCCAATAATGGATATCTTCAATGACCTGCCAATCGGTATGGAGGTAGAGAACTTTAATTACAAGTATACTGAAGGTAAAGGAGACAAAGGTAAGTTTACTATAGTAACTGACTTTGTGGATATAGTAGATCATCCATCTCTGCAATTCAAAATGCCCTTGAAAATACAGTGGGGGTGGATATTTAGTGATAGCTCTTTTAAGTCTAGTCCTGTAAGGCTAGTGAATATAAAAAGTCATCAGATAGAATTTACTCCAGACGGTGTAAGGTTTACAATAGAATTTGCTGATGCAAAGATGTTTTTGGAAGCCGAACCGTCAAAATTTGTTGGAGATAAAACCGATTACTTGGAAGTATTCAATGAATTAGCCGTGGGTAATATGCCAACTACAATAATTGATTATTCCGAGAAAGCTGGTGTACATTTGGAAATAAGAGATAATAATCCATGTGATGGCAAAACAGAGCAACGAGAAAAGTAAGCCTTGCTTACCATGCTATACCAAGATACAAAATACAGAAGAGGTAGATGATGGATTGGTAGGGGTAAAGATACTTGATCTTAGTCCAAGTAATTTAGCTAAACCATATCAGGATCCAGAGAGATATAAATTAAGACCAGTACCAGCAACTTATGCGGAAGGAACCGTTATTGTTGGTTCAGCTACATTCCTGAATAAGTATTCTCAGTTAGTTGGTATTGCTAAGGCTATGGCTGGTGGGCCAAACTTTGTGGATACTCGGGATAATAAGATAGAGATACATAACGGTAAGCAATCTGGTAAAACCGTATTTGCTTATACTTATGCTGGTGGTACTGGTGAACTATTGGAATTCAGAGTTCAAACCAAATATGTTCAAAGTATAGAGGCTGGTAAAGCTTCAAGTGTGGATCCAGATACTAAAACGGTAGAAACTGATTTAGTTCAATGTGTACCTACAAATGATGATCCATGTAAGCCGGATGCTTATGTAAGGTGGAATAAAGCTACTCCACTATTGATACAGAGAGATGTAACCAGGATGTCTAAAATAAAGGGATCTCTTGAAACACTGTCTTCTGTATGTCGTAAACTAAATACGGTTAAAACTACACGTACTGTATACAACTCAGTAGAGGATGCTAAGCAGCAAATAGCCTCAAATCCATCATTAACTGAAGAAGAGGTTAAATCATACAACTCTCAGATAGAGTCAGAATGGAGAACTTATTTGAGGAAATTAGATGAATATGAGAAAGCTTTATTAGACTTCAATAATAAGGTAAGACAAGGTATAAAGGTAGATGAAGAAGATGCTCCTAAATTACCTATTCCACCCGATGAAGTATCTTATTTTGTCATAAAGAGGAAGGTATTGATACAAGTAGATCCATTACAATATGCTCCAAAGGATAGTAAAGCTTATTGGCAAAATAGATGGAGACAAGGTTATAATGCTCTTAAAAAGAACAAGGAGATAAACTTAGTCATTCAAGGATCTTCAGATGAAAGACCGTATGGAGATTATCCCTATGATTACCCTGGTTCAGATCGTTCAAAGGTACTAATAGAAATGGAATTAGAAGTACAAGTACCAGGTGTACGAGTAGTATCTGATCCATTGTTTGCTACCCTTGGAGAGTTTATGTCTAATGACATAATAGAATCAGTAAATAGCCAGATTAAATCCAAAGCTAAGTTTGTTGGTAACCCATCAATGGAGTCTTCTCAGATTATTGAGATCAAGAATGTTGGTGAAAAATATTCTGGTGATTGGTATGCTAAAGAAGTTGAACATAGCTTTGATACTGGGGGATATTTTACTGAGGTGACTTTTGAAAAGAAGTCAAGAAACTCCATAATCAATAAGATATCTACTTCTGTTAATATGCAAGAAGTATTCCAGAAATCTCATGATATAGCTAAAGAGTCTTATACTACTGATGCTTGGAAGATACCAAGTAAGATTAAGGCAGAAGCTAGAAAGCATAGAGCATCTATATGGGAAGAGGAATATAATAGGACTGGAGATAAACCAAAGATTGGTACACAAATAGTTGTACGTCAAGATACAGATCCTCATAAATGGGAGATATTTGATGCTAGAACTGATTTTAGAGTAGATAGGGATATAAGCCCAAAAGAGCAATGAATTTATATGAACTAATTCAACAAAGGGGTATAGAGGCAATAGGTAGGTTCTATTCTACATATCGGGGAATTGTTATAACTAACTATGATCCAGACTCTCAGAATAAGGTATGTGTATACTTACCAAGTATATTGAGAGGAGTAGAAGTTTGGGCTTACCCTAAACATCAACAGGGTGGACCAGGATCCGGATTCAAATGGTTATCACCAAGAGAAGGTTCTATAGTATACGTAGAATTTGAGAATGGAGATCCAAGACACCCTTTATGGTCATATCATGGTTGGGCTATAGGTGAGATGCCTCCAGAATTGAATAAGCCCAATGTACTGGGATTTATAACCCCAAAAGGCAATAAAATTATACTGGATGAAAGTGATTCTGGAGTATTAACTGCAATAATTCAGCAAGATATAGTTATTAAATCTCTAGACGGCAATGTAAACGTCGATGCGAATAATATTATAATGCAGGATGGAGAAGTTGGTATTCCAGAATCTACCTCAACAGTAGAGAGACTCAACAAAATAGAGCAGGATATAAACAATCTTAAACAAGCTTTCACATCATGGACACCAACTCCTCAGGATGGTGGGGCTGCTCTAAAGACTGTTGTTGCATCTTGGTCTGGTAGTAAATTAACCGAGACTAAGGTGGAAGATATAGAAAGTGAAACTATTAAACAACCTAACTAATGGCAAACTATAATCAACTCAACACAATTGGTAGTGGGCCTTATTTTCCCATAAAGTTAGAACAATCAATAGGTAGTGATGGTAAACCAGAATATATAGAAACTGTAGTCAGATATAAAGTTACACATGATTTGGATTACTCTACCGATCCGAACATTATAGCTAATGGTAATTTTTTAGATGAGGTAGATACTTTAGATCAAGAATTCCTAAAATCTACCTATCCCGATGATGTGGTAGTTGGGGATAGAAAATCTCTTAAAAGTAATTCTATTGGTGGAGCTGCTATAGAGGGTTATTTACCATATTCTAATATTCCAACTTCTTTACAATTACAACTGGGTGGTATCAAGAATGATGGTAATAAATGGTGGTATGAATCAATAAAGACATTAAGTGGTTCTAATAATACGGCTTGTTCTTGCTGGACATTCTTTGTAAACAAAGACTGTAAATACATTAAAATAGAATTCGAATTAGAACCTCAAACTACATTCACTCATATGTCTATGAGAGTATATAGAATGAGTGAATATACTTATATATGGGATATACCATTGAATTCTAATAAAGGAGTGATCTGTGTAAAATTAGAGAAAAACCAAACAGTTTTACTATTCTTACCAGAAAATGAGGGTGATGTGCTTACTGGTACTAAGTCAGTGAATATGATAAGTTGTAAAGTATCATATACTAATGAATCAGTGCCTGGTATGGTATATACAACCGAAGAAACAGAAATAAAAAGAGTGCCTAAAATAGGATGGTATGTTCTAAATGGTGATATAGCTTTAATAAAGCAAAACTTAACAGCAATACTTACATATCAAATTGGTCAAAGATTTAGGCAAGAGGACTTTGGCTCTAGGACTTGGGAATGTTTAGAAGAGCCAAATACAAGTGCACTTAATCTGATGATTAAGAACTTTGTGAAAGATGGCATAGCAGCCTGGGAACCAAGAATCAAGGCCTTAAAAGTATTTGCTCTTAAACCAACCAAAGAATCCATACGACTCCTGATATATTTTAAAGTACAGAATTCTCAAAAGGTAGAAGAGCTTAACTTTCAGTATAACTTAAACAACTTAACCACAGATGTCTACTAGCAATCCATGGCTTACCCCTTTTCAAAGGTCATACAATGACATAAAAGCCAAATTAATTCAATCTCTTAATGAAAGGGTTCCAGAGATTACTGATATGAGTGAAGGTAATATATTTATACTCACTTTATCCATATTTGCAGGTATTGCAGAAGTTATACACTACTATATAGATGGTATGGCAAGAGAAGCTTTCTTACCAACTTGTAGAAGGTATTCATCTTTATATAAACATGCCAAGCTGGTAGACTACCATATAAAATCTGCTATACCATCTTCTGTAGATATTACCGTATACATGCAGGATGGGACCTCATTTCCAGTAGATATCAATGTACCACAGAATACAGTATTTAATTCTAAGGATGGTAAACCTTGGATAACTACTAGAAATGTAACCATTGAAAAGGGAACATATACTTATAAAGTTCCTGTTGCACAGAAGGAGGCTGTAGCTGAGGTAGAATTGGGAACTTATACTTCTCATGATATAATCATAACCTTGGGTGATCTGCCAGCTGATAGGAAGTATGTAGAAGGGTCTATGGTACTTACCATAGATGGTGAAGCTTGGACTCTGGTGGATACCTTTGCCTATTCTGGTCCTGGTGATAGGGTGTATAAGGTAGAATTGGATAGTACACTCCAACCGTATTTGGTATTCGGTGATGGTCAATTCGGTAGAAAACCAACCATCGGTTCTCAAATAAAAGGTCAGTACTACCTTACTTATGGTTCAAGTGGTAATATACCATCTAACCAATTTGATAAGGTACCAGAAGTAATGTCTGATGTAACTTCTGGTTTATCAATTACTAATACCATAGCTGCAACTGGTGGTTCTGACTATGAGGATTTTGATACTCTGAAGGAGCATATTCCACTCAGTATAAAGACTCTTGGAGTAGCCATTACAAAAGAGGATTACGAAGCAATAGCTATGCTCATAGACGGTGTAGATAAAGCCTACTGTAATTATATATGCGGTAAATATGTAGAAGTATATATTACCCCAGATGGTGGTTCAGAAGCTAGTACCGAACTTATCAACAATGTTAAGCAGAGGATGGAATCCTCAAAAGTACTGACTACTAGAGTAAGTGTATATTCTACACATGCAGCAAAGATATACTTATCTGCAACTATAACCGGTAAGAAGTCATTTAAGTCAATAGATATAAGCAATCAAGTTAAGAAAGCTTTACTTGATGCTTATAACTACCAGAGTTCTGGTATAAACAAATCGGTAAGGCAATCTGATTTATATGCTTTAATGGATAATCAACCAATGGTTGACTTCCTTACCATAACCGAGTTATACTTATTGCCGTACCCAATAGCTATAAATATAAATTCTCAGAATACCGAAGAGATAGTATCTGTACCAGCATTGAACATAACATATTTCAAAATGATATCGTTCAATACTGCAACTCCAGAGACTGACTATGAGAATTGCTATATTCAGACGGTAATAGAAGATGGCAATGCTTTCTATAGAATATTCACCAATAAGAACGTATCTGGTAATGCCTTATATACTGGTCAATATGGTAAACCAATAAATGTAAGCTTATACAAATCTAAGTTTACTATGACCATCAACTTACCAGTTGAAAATGCAAACTATGAAAATGGTACAGTATATCAGTTAACTACCCAACCAATGGGAAGCAATGGCAGACTGGTAGATCTTATACCTCATAACTATAATATACCAGTTATCAGTTTAGATAACATAACCTTAACAATCAATGAAGTGGTTTAATCCAGCGAAGACATTCTTCAGGGATTACATCTTCAGTAACCTTTTTGACCATTACTACAAAGCCAATGATACTTATCAAGATTCAGAAGGCAAGGGTATATTCGAAAGGTTCATAGATGTATGTTCTGGCTATTTCGATACTGAGGTAATGCCCGATATAGATAACTTCATGGAATGTCTGGATGTGGATAAAGCCAATCCTATATTCCTGAACTATCTATGGGAATACTTTGGGTTCATCCCTTATGCTTATGGCGTATTAACTAAGGGAGAGCCCTATACAGAGGAGAATCTAGAGAATTGGGTAAAAGAGGACAGGGGTTTTCCCACTGCTGATTGCCGGTTAGTTCTAAGATACGCCATATCACTGTATAAGATTAGGGGAACTAAAAAGTTTTACGAAATCTTAGGTAGATTTTATGGTGTAACTTTTAACCTTACAGAAGTAGAAGGCAGTACTAAAGCTGTAACTGGATTTTCTGGTGATGGGTCAGTAAAGTATGACAATGTTTCTTACTATGATACTCCATCAGCTACTTATGATACAGAGACAGATTGTTGGGAATGTGTTCCTATGATTTTAACTATCGGTATACCAAAAGGTCAATGGAATTTTATGACCAAGAAAGATCAAGAGATTCAGGAAAAACTTTTAGAAGAATGGAAGTCTATGAATCCCTATGCTACAGAAGAAGAGATTCAGCAAGCTAAGGAACAGATATATACTGAGCATCCATCAGATTATAGTGATAAGGTAAAAGAGACTTTGATAAACATAGTTAACAAATATCTGCCAGTAAATGTAAAGTACTTTGAACCAAATGATAGTTCAGTGGTATTTGAACAAACTTCTGCAGTAATTTATATCGTATAACATGCCACTGATCTCATTATTATTTGCAGCTGCCCAAGATCAAAAATTAGACAATGCAGTTCAATCTTTAACAAGGTCATCCATAGAGTTAGCGGAAGCAGCTTCTAACTACGGGGCATTAAAGGTAATCTTCGGTATCTTTATGGTATTAGTTCTAGTATTGGTAGTGATGTTTATGTATACCATCTGGAACTTAAACAAAAAGATATCTGTAGTATCAGAGTCTTCTAGTAAGGTCACAGAATTCTTCGATGGAGCTGCTGATTCTACAATAGGTGTAACTGAGGCACAGATTCTTATACGAAGGGAATTCAATTGCCTTGGTCATATACTTAAGTATGCCATACTACGAATAAGACTCGAGAATCATATAGATAATAAAGAGTCAGTAATAAAGAAAGTAGACATATTAGTTAACAATGAGTATTCAGAACTATGTGGGCTTATGTCTAACTTTAATTGTGATGGCAAATCTCTTTCGACCATATTTGAACTTCAAGATAATGAAGCAATAAAAGATATGGTAATAGAACAAATATACATACCCAAGGATCAATTCTCCATTTCAAATATGGATCAATCAGTAAGTATGTATCTCAATGGATTGAAATTGATGTACCTTAAAAAATTATAACCATGGAACGAAAATTATTACCGATCATTGACTTTGCTCATGGGTTAGATGTACCTGGAAAACAATCACCAGATGGTAAACATAAAGAATATTTATGGAGTCGTAAAGTAGGTGGAATGCTAGCTGAACGTCTCAAGCAGGAGGGATTCAAGGTAGCATTCACTAATACCTCAGATAAAGAAATCGGGTTATCTAGAAGAAGAGAAATTGCAAATAATCTAGATACTCCACTTGGGGGAACTAAATTTCTGCTATCCCTCCATAATAATGCCACAGGCATGGGGAATGAATGGTGCACTGCAAGGGGATTTGAAATTTATACTACCAAGGGCCAGACTCGTTCTGATTTATTTGCTACAGTAATATTTGAGCAGCTCCAGGAAGACTTCCCGATTACCGATGGATATAAACACCGTATGGATAAATCAGATGGTGATCCAGATAAGGAAGCTAACTTTACTGTACTAATGGGAAATAATTACTGGGGAGTACTGCTTGAGTGGCTCTTCCAGGATAATCCAGATGATGTAGCTTTATTAGAGGATGATAATATAAACCATAAATTGGTTGAGTCTTTAACTAAGGCACTCATTTTCATAGACGAAAACTTGGATAAATTAAAACTGTAGAGATATGGCTAATAATGTAACCGTGGTTAATAACGGTGTAGTTCAACAGAGGTTCTATCAAGTATATGGTGACTTGATTGAATCCAAAGAAACCATGGAACCCATAGCTATTGCTCATGGTAATGGTCCTATATGTGGATTTGATATTGTAGATACTTCTACTGATCATGTAATAATCCGTGGTTCATGGGATCCCAATTTATCTAGCGATGGTATATCCGCTCCGCCAGTATTAAAGAAAGCTAATCGTAGAGTCATACTATCAGACGGGGAAAATAATGGTGGAAATGTAGTTAATGCCATAGTAACTAACGATGGGCTTATACACATATGTCCAGCTATTCTGGATTTTACTAATGTAAAGCCAACTGGTGGATGGTTTGATCTAAATAATCCAAACAGGTTTGTGGCTTTTGCCATGAAAGTAAGCCATACTTATACTCCAGTGGCAGATGCTAGTAATATCGGGGCTAGCGATTTTAGTATCACTTGGTTATCATTAGAAAAGAGTACAGGTGGTACTTATAGTCCTTCTGAAGTAGCCTCTTTAGACTTCTCCTCTCTCATAGGTAATATATTACCTTCTGGTTGGATAAATAGAAATACCGATTCTTTGGTAGGTATTTATATAATAGGGTACGATCCAAGTTGGGGAGATAATGATATCTATGCTTCTTTTGGATATAAAATGGCTTTAGTATCATATGATGGTAAATGGCCAGTAAGTCCTTTCATAAATGGTTCATTTGATATCCTCTCACTCAATAATAAAGTAAAGAACATACCCATCATAGAAGCTGATGTAGATAGTTTGAAGGGGTTGAATAGTATACTTCAGAATCAGGTGAATACTTTGGGTAAGGGTATAGAATGTGATTATACTTTAAATACCCATGTTACTGATGAAGGAACCGGTGATGGTACAGTAAGTATTACTATAAAGAAATTGGTGTATCTTGGAGTAAGTCTTTATGAAGGGGCCGGAAAAACATTTACTAGTAATACCTTATACCTAAATAATATAAGGGCAATATACTTAGATATACTGTCATCTGGTACTAATCCAGAAACTGGTTTACCTTCTATCTCCAAATGGGGATTAACCCTTGGATCAAGTACAGTTAGATTAACCAATCCAAGTGATCTAAGAGGAAGTTTGTCCGGTGATTTTCAAGGAACTGGAGAATCAGGTTCTACCATTGCCGGTATTATATGCCTAATAAATAAAGATGGCCAAATACCTGATTCTCAATATAATCGAGTCGGTAATGGTAAAAGTTCAAAAGTAGGAAAACCATCTGATGATCCAAGTTATTATTTGGCATTGGTACTAAATAATTTTTTCAATAGGTTTACTAATACCGCAGATCAATTAGATACATCTTCTGAAAGAGATAAGAGATATACCAGAGTATTCATTGATACTAAGAGTGGAGGTTTAACTTCTGGTGATCAATGTGGTATAACTTTCAGATTGTATCCAACTGGTATAAATTTATCTTGGTATGTATACCTTAGTAATACTTCTTCACCATATACCCAGGGTACTTTCAGATTAGATTTGAATTCAGAGTTGGCTTTACATTTTAAGCCATATGTATTAAAGAATCTATACGACTTCTATAAGAAGGTGACTGCTCAGGCATCAGGTGGAAAGTTGTTATTGCAAAGTATACCATTAATGATGAATACCAGTCAGACTGGATTAGAACAAGAAGCAAATGGTCATATATTTGTTTATTTACGAAATGATTCGTCTGATAATTTCTATTTAGAAGTAGTAGTGGGTACTATAAGTGGTTCATCTTCTACCATACGAAGTACTTATTTTGGTACTACATTTATTCCATTCATGTTGAATGATGTATGGGATTTGTGTAATATGGGAGATGTATCAATTACTCCAAATGTATAGATGCACCTTAAACACAAGCCATAGTTGAGTTGGTTAAGTGGGGCCGGAGTGGGATTGTATTTAATCCTGCTCTGGCTTTTTCATTGTTTAAGATCTATAGCAGCTTGTTCTAAAGTTTTTTGTATGTTCTTTCTCATTTGAGAAAACATATTGACTGCAAATTTATCCCTGGGTAACTCAAAGTAATCAATTAGATGAAGGATGGATAATTTACCATGTGATTCCTTTATTCTAGATTCAAACCATTTGGGAGGTTCAAGTTGTATCTTCATAACCAAATATTCATCAGGTGTAAGATGTTCTTTCATATATCTGTGAAATATTTGTGACTGTTCTTCCTTGATACGGGTTTCTTCAGAGTCATCAAGTAATTCTTTATTATTATCAAATAAAACCTCAAATGAAGTTAATTCTTGATTAAACTCAGCCTGTTTAGTATAGGCATTACGTAACAGTTTACTTTTGAAAGTTTGTAGAGAAGATAGAAGGGTGGCCTTTAACCTTTCCTCATCATATTCACTTTGATATTTATTGAATACATACAAGAACTTGTCCCAGAAAAAAGAGTTAATTATATCGGGAGTAACATTAAATCTCCTAGAATCTATTCCCCTTACTAATCTACGGATTAATGGTTTACAGGTTTTATATAACCTATTAAACAAATCCTCATCATAGGGTTTTAATTCAGTTAACCGATGTAGTTCACTTCCATTATTGCCTTTCATAGTAGTAAAGATTTTTAACAATGCAAATATAATATAATAAGTAACAACTTGTATGAATTTATAAAAATTATTTCACCGTTTGTGTTGAAGTTAGTTCAAAGACGAGCTGTATGAAATATATTATCTAGCAGATACTATTGATAATACATCCTTGAATATTATGTAATATATGAAACAAAATAAGGTAAAGAAGAGGTTAAACTCTTGTGATAAATTTACGTTTTCCATAGAGTTTCAATTGGAAGTGTTAAGGTTTCTGATACAGGGGAAAGAATCTCTTTTATATATCCCTAAGATAAAGCCAGGGTATTTTACTTTGATAGAACATTCTATTTTAGTAGAAGCCTTAATTAAGTTTGTTAAGAAGTATCAGAGAATACCCAGTGAAGTTTTAATGATAGAACAGGTAAAGACTTTATTGGAGGGAAAGGATTATACCGATTTAGTTACAAAAGAGGATATACCCAACATTCATAAGTTAATATCCGAGTTGTATAACAAACCATTAAAAGATGTAGATATAGTTTTGGAAAACATACATAAGTTCATTGCTTATATAGAATTAAAAGCTTTGAATGAAAGTATGGACTTTTCTGATTATAATTCCTATGAAATATACCAGGCAAAGCTAACCAAGATACTTCAAAATTCAAAACCACAAAAGAAAGATGAACCATTGCTAATGGTTAGTGGAACTGCAATGCGTCAACTTATGAGAAAGGTTGATCCTGATGTAGTTCCTACTCCATTTTGGCAATTGAATAAGCTTGGTAATGGAGATGGGTATCCAAAGAATTCTCTATTTGTGTTGATTGATAGACCCAAACGGAGAAAGACCTTTGCACTTATCAATATTGCAAGGGGTTATCTGGCAATGAAAAAGAATGTTCTGTACATTGATACAGAAAACGGTAAAAACCAGTTAATGGACCGTATGATTCAATCTACTCTTAATAAAACCAAGAGGGAGATGTTAACTGGTGATTACGATAAGATGGAGCAAAGACACATGCGTAAATATAAACGTTTAGGTGTAGAATTTATAGTTGAGCGTGTACCAGCAACCATTGCTGATTGTAATACCATTAAGAATTTAGTTAGGAAGTTAGAATCAGAAAAGGGTATCAAGGTGCATGTCATAATGATTGACTATGCTGCAAAATTAGCCTCTATTTCCAGAGATAAGGATGATGTAGAACGTATTAACAATGTATATATAGATATAGATAATATGGGTGATGAACTTGGGCTAGATGCTATTTGGACTGCCCAACACGTTACCCGAGAAGGGGCTAAGCATCAAGAAACAAGATACGAGGATAATGATATTGCTTCTGCTATATCTATTATAAGAAATGCAAAATGCGTAATGGGGTTGAATTCTACACAGGATGAGGAAGAACATAATATAATGAGAATGGAAGTTGTAGTCCAACGTGATGGAGTTCCAACTGGTAGAGTTATGTTTAACATGGATCCCGAAAGACAACGTATGAAAGAGTTTTCAAAGGAAGCAAGAGCTAAATACGATGAGTCCATGGGTAAACAAGTGGATGATATGCTTAAAAAGAAAAAGAAGGTAAGTAATCCTAATGCAGATCCAGAAAAGAGAAGTAAAACCACCGGTGATATTTAAATAACACCTAATTATAAACCTTAATTAAATTAGAATTGTATGGCACGTATTATTACCACAGAATCAATTAAACTCCGAGAAAGGGTTACGATTTGCAAACATTGTAATTCAAAGGTAGCATTTAATGAAGGAGAAATATTCCTGGACTTAGGCTATGGTCCAAAATCTAACGGTGAAGAATGTATAATTTGCCCTAACTGTCATAATAATATTCATATCGGAGTATTCCAATCCACTGAACACATGTAATTATGTATATCTTATTATTAACATAATAATAATCACCCGGCTATGGATAACATGGTCGGGTATTTTTGTTTACTAATATGAAACTCAATAGCAATATTAAGGGTAAGATGCACCAATATTTTATGAGAAAGATTGGAGCCTTTGACTACAGACATTCGTGGATGAAATCCGACTGCCCGTATTGTGGTAGAGAAAAGAAGTTTGGTATCAATCTTTCAAGTAATAGATGTAATTGTTTTAGATGTGGGGAACATCCATCCCCTATCGGATTAATTATGTATCTAGAGAATACAGATAGTTTTCAAGAAGTATTACATATACTTGAATCTGGTGATTACTCTGGGTATGTATTCAAGGAGGAGAAGGTTGAATTAAAAGGTAAGAAAGAATTTTTCCTCCCAGATGGATTCAAGAATATATCTATGGGTACTTCTTTATTGGCAAGGTCTGCCAGGAACTACTTAAAGAAGAGAGGATTCAATATAGACGAATTAGCTAGAAAAGGATGGGGATATTGCAATGAAGGTAAGTATTTAGGTTATATAATTATCCCATTTACTGAGCATGGGCAATTAACTTACTTCAATGCCAGATTATATATGGGCGCTGGCCCCAAATATAATAATCCAGAAGTAGATGTAACGGGTTTGGGAAAGAGTTTTATTATTTATAATGCAGATGCTCTAGAAATATATAAAACAGTTTATATTTGTGAGGGTGCAATTAATGCAGAGACTATCGGAGAAAATGGAATTGCAACGGGAGGCAAGGCCATTTCAAGATATCAGGTGAATATATTTATTAAAAGCCCAGTAGAAAAGTTTATTATATTAATTGACCCAGATGCTAAGGATAAGGCATTAGACCTGGCTTTCAAATTAGTACCCTTTAAAAAGGTAAAGGTGGTATTTCTACCTGATAATGAAGATGTGAATTCTTTGGGTAAGAGAAAGACTTTAGAATATGTACGAAAGACGACATATCAGACTTATCAAGAACTTTTAACTATAAAATCAGAACTAAAATTATAATGATATGACACTTGAAGTAATTATTGGATTATCCCTGATAGTAGTAGTTCCATTAGTAGTGATTTGGTTATGTTATGTAACCGATTCTTCAAATAGCCTTATCCATAATAACAGATATAATAAATATAAGATCTATCATGATGCAGATGACAGATATTATTGTGAGATGGTAACTAATTATATATTGGGAATAATCCCAATATGGAGAAAGGTAAAATATTCAAGGCCATCTGGATTTGAAGATGCAACTTATCATATATGGTATGAAGATAACTCTGAAATTATACGGGTTAAAATGAATAAAAGCTACATAGAATATCGTAAAAGAAATGATAAGTTAAAGAATAAGGCTAAAGTAGTATATAAGAGCTATGAATAAAATAAAAAGAGAACCATCAATACATATATCTAAATCTACCCTATATAAACTTATAGTAAAGTATATAGGTGTTGATTTAGGAGGTAACAATGAGGATAGTCATGAGTATGGTGGTCTAAATTTACTCAATAGAGTAGATTTGATAATGAAAGACGCCAGGCAATACTCTTTAGATCATAGGTCTGTAGTTGGAGATAATAAACCCATACGAAAGAAAGCAGTAAGTAGAACTTCTGGAAGCATAGGGGATGCTAATTTATTAGCCGATATTATATACTCCACTAGAATTCAATTAAAACATATTGGAGTAACCAAAATAAAGCAAACAGATTTACAGTGGGCATCCATAAAAGAATTGGTACCAGTTGTAAATGAATTTTGTCAAAAATATGGATTTGAACCTCGTCATGGTTATATTGAGTTTGTAACTACTGGCCTTAAACTTATGTCTCAAGCAAAGAGGGTTAATTATAACTTCTGTGCTAATTGGTTATATCAAAGAGTTAACTGGATAATAGAAATATATGATTCTGAAATAGAAGTTAAAGAGGATAAATATCCAGAATACACAAGAGAGGTATATGAGAACTATACTAAAGAAATTCTTGATAGAATAGGTATCAGTAATACTTATGATAAGAATCCACAAGAATATGTATGGTTTGTAAGAGCAAGGAAACTTGCAGATGAAATAGGGGTTGACTATGAAACTTTTGTTCAAGCCCAATTCTATGCTCTTGAATTTTGTAATGGTATACCTAAGATAGAAGATCTATCAAATGATAAGGCCCGTCAAAGAGTAATTAATTATATGGCTAAATTTAATATTGTATCCCGACCTAAATCAGAACATGTGGATTGGGATGCCTTTAAAAGATAAGATATGAAAAGGTATGATCCGATGGTAGAAGCAGCTAAACCATTATTTGTGTTATACATAGTAGCTATAATAATTGGTTTGATATTAGGTATTATTTGTTGGATATTTGATATAAGAATATGATAACTATAACTATCAAGAACTGTAATGTTTGTGAGATTTCTGGCCCAGCTAAATTCACAAACAAATTATATGAGGCTTTCAGGATCAAGCATCCTGATGCTTGGCATATAATGATGTATAGTAGGGCAAAAAATTGGGATGGTTATGTAAAGTATATCTCAGATTATGGTCAATTCAAGATAGGCCTATTAAATAAGGTTTATAATGAATGCTGTAAAATGGGACAAAAAGTAAAAATTATAGATAATAGACCACCGTTAGGAATTAAACCAGTAATTCCAGATATACTGGGAGATAAAAATCTACGGGAAGTACAAAAAGAAGCTCTAGAAAAGATATTAAATAACCGTGTAGGGAATATTCCATTCCTTATTTGTGCATCTGACTTAGCAGTTAATTTTGGTAAGACCCTTATATTTTGTGGGTTACATCAAGCTTTCAATAGGAAATTGAAAACTGTATTGTTATTAAACAGTGCAGATTTGTTTAAGCAATTCAAAAAAGAAATTCCAGAGTTGTTACCTGGTGAAAACATATCATTCATTCAGGGAAGTAAATGCAATAATTGGGGTAATTTCAATGTGTGCATGGTTCAATCATTATCCTCTAACATAAAAAAGTACCAAAGATTCCTATCAGAAATTGATATGGTACTCATTGATGAGGCTGATGTCATAGATAACAAAACTTATAAAACTGTAATACAGCACTTATACAATTCTAGAATAAGGATAGGATTGAGTGGTACAATTTACATGAGTGATCAAAAGAAGAAGTTGATACATAACTTGAATATCATGTCTTTCATTGGTGATAAAGTTAACCAAGTTAAACTTGTTGATATGATAGAGAAAGGATATTCTACTCCCATCACCTGTAAATTGGTATATGCTCCATTCAAGTATTCTAAAGAAGTTGATTATCCAACTGAATACAAAGAAGTGATATCTGATAATAAAGAAGCTTGGAAATTTTCTCTTGATCGTACCAAATACAATCTGAAGAGAAAAAGGTTGCCAGCTCTTATTGTATGTAAGTTCATAGATCATTGTGAAAATCTTTACAAGTATTACATTAAACATCTTGGAAATAATTACAGTATACAATATGTACATCACAAGACAAAAGGGCGTGATAAAATTCTACAAGATTTCAGGGAAGGGAAAATTGATGTGCTAATTGCTACTACAATCATTTCTAGAGGTCAAAATTTCCCTGAATTGAAATATCTTCAGAATACTGCATCAATGGATTCTAATGAAAAATCAATACAGATATTGGGACGTCTTGCAAGAACTCACATGAATAAAAAGAAAGCCTATTTAGATGACCTTCAATTTCCCGGTCATTACCTTAAGAGGCATGGCAATCATAGAAAAACGTATTATCAGAAAGAAAATTTAAAGGTAATCAAGGTGGAGGGATAATACGCACGCGTATGCGTATATACTTACCTGTATATCTCTATTAGTATTTAGTATACTAAATACTAATAGAGGTTTATATAGCTAAAGCTATATAAACTTATACTTTCTATACTTACTTTAGTAAGTCTTTAAGCTAAAGCTTAATAATGCGCACGCACGCATAAGGGATTGCCTGAAAGTTAGTGCATATACTATTCTACATCAATGAAACAGAAAAAACCTATTAACTCTTGAATGATATCAAACACTCGAATATATGGCTAAGAAAAAGAAAGACAAACTTAAAGATGCCAGGGAAGAATTAGAATCAGGTGATATCCTTGAACCAATGGATATTTCTAAGTTGGGAACAAACGGAGATCCATGCTTTGGTAAGCATTATGATCTTTCAACCAAGGAATGCAAGATGTGCGGGGATTCCGAATTATGTTGTATCAAGTTCACAGATCTAATGGGTAAGACCAGAAAGGAATTAGAAGCTGATATCCAATACAAGGATTTGGAACCTTTGATTGATATGGAAGGTTGCAAGAAGTATTACCGTAAATTAGTAAGGGATAAACTTGGTAAGAGAGAAATACTTGATAAGCTTCAGAATAAATTCGAATTATCCCGTAAAGAAGTAAGAGATTTATATCGTAAATTTAACAGTAAATAACATGATTCAATTAGAATTCACAAAGATTCGGGAGGTTAAATCCCCCAACCGAGCAAACGAAGGGGATGCAGGTTTAGATTTCTATATCCCTAAGTTATCAGAAAAGGATATACTAAGGGTGGGGGAAAAAGATTTACGTGATATGGTTGGTATCAACCGTAAGATGTATAGTAAAGGTTATATCAAGTTCAATGGTATGGGAACTGATGATCTTTATGTAATCGTTAAACCTCATGGAAGGTTGCTTATTCCATCAGGTATAAAGGTACTGATCAATCCCAAAGAGTCTATGCTAATGGCAGCAAACAAATCTGGGGTTGCTACTAAAGATGGGTTGACATTCACTGCAGAGATTGTGGATAGTCCATATACTGGTGAAATGCACATAGGTATACAAAATAATTCACCTGAAGAAGTATGGATACCTCTTCAACAGGATAAGAAGATAATGCAGTTCATACATGTTCCAATCCTACTTTCAAATCCCATAGAGATACCTAATGAGGAGTATGAAGAGAAAGCAAAGGACTGGGGAACAAGAGGAGACAAAGGATTTGGTGCACACGATAACAAATAAGAAGATGGACTCGAGGGACATAATTCAGGAACCTGGTATCATACCCGGTGATAAGTATTTGGAAGAGATATACTCTATGCAAAAAGAACTGTTATCTGGTTATATAGGCATAGAGGGATTACCACAATACCCAATAGACATAAATACTAAGGCATCACAATCCTTGTTGAAGGATTTCACTGCTAGAGTGGTAGAGGAATTATCAGAGGGATATGAATCATTCCAAGCTATCAGTGAAAGTATGAGTAAAAATCATTGGAAGTTAGCTAATGGTAATTGTGAAGACTCAATCTACATTGAATTGTTAAACAATCTTCAAAATGCCAATGAGGAGAATGCAGATGCAATACATTTCTTTGTAGAGTTGCTAATATATGCAAACATAGGTCCAGATGATATAATGTCATATATGGAGAAGTATGCTAAGGATAATCACTTCAATAAGATTGAAATTGATAGTTTCAATGAAATGAGAGGTGATGTATTATATACTGCTCAGAATATGGGAGTGAAATGGTTGATGGATGAGGGTAATATTGATGTTACACTTAATCATCAAAAGATAGATCTCTTAAAGTGGTATGAGAATAAAGATAGTGGATCTTTACCTGAATACAACATAAACTTATTAGTTGGTGGTAGGATGTATAACTATGAGGACTATGAAATTCAATATCCATACATACTGTGGAAGATAACCCATCACCTTAACATTGCTCGTAACTTTTTGAAGAATAAGCCTTGGAAGCAATCTCAGGTAATGACTCAAGAGTTAAAGTACCAGGCTGAATTAGTGAAGGCATTCATATATTTCTGTGGATACCTTGGATGGATAGGTATGGATTCAAAGGAAGTATTCTATATCTACTTCAAGAAGAATCACGTTAATATGTTCCGTCAAAAGTCGAAGTATTAATATGAACATAGTAAAGAGCAATAGGCCAGTAGATGCTTGGGAGCAAATACTTGAAAATTTTTTGGTTAAGAAACCAGAATGGTTTGGTGAAGGAATAGGGTATAACTTAACAGATTCATTATTCACTTATGATCTGGTAGTAGAGATATCAGAAGCTAAGTTTGATCCAGAATTTGATTTTGGTAAGTTATTTGGATATACAGCTACTAAGTGGACTGGATTAATAACTAATTACCTTGATCTTGATATTCTTGATCAGGCAAAGTTAATGATAAGGAAGTTAGAGGAGAATAAGGCAGTAAATAGGAATTATCACATCGGTTTCCATTTTGCTGACAATCATGGCAGTGGAAAAGGATGCTTGGTTGGAGGTATATTCTCCCGTAAGATTGGGGTTGATAATCCTGAGGTAACAGTAATCATACGTTCATCCGAAGTAGTTACAAGGTTGCCAATAGACATGTTGCTGTTCTGTCGTATGGGACAGTACATTTATGGTCATGATAATTTTTCATTGAAGTTAGTTATCAAGGCTGCTTGGGCAAATGATACTACCATACTTCTATATCAGAATATAAAGGACTTAAAAGAGTTCTTGAAAGAAAACTGTAATGATGAGGCTCGTAGGAAAAAGATACGTAAGTCACTGAAAAAATTAATGACAAGTGATGAGGCTAGTTATAAAACCTATGGCAACAGTTTTAGAGCTTTTAAAGTACTTAGGAAAGATTTAGGATATAAGCAAAAATCAATGTTGGCCTCTGACTTAGAAATTGGAGATTGGGATGGAATTCCATTACCAGAGGTATGTCCATCAATTCTAAAGCGTAACATGATAAAGAAGACATATCTTAAGTTCACAGAGAAGTATGGCCTTAAACTAAAGTTGGAAGAGAATACAGAGAAGAAAAAGAAAAAGTTGATATCATTCTCTTCACCTGATGAAGATGATATGGATGATAACGAACCAATAGCTGAGGCTAATGAGTAAGTTAAAAGTAAAGAATAACCTGTTAGTGTTCCGAAATAGCATGAAAGCTTGGGAGGGGCTTAACAGGTTATTCTTATTCAATATTCCCGGTTTGGATATTGAAAGAATTGGTAAAGCTCAATATATAAATGATTTGGTTATTTATATTAAAGAACCTCTAGTAGACCCGGAATTTGATTTTGGAAGGCACTTTAATTATACATCTGCTAAATGGAAATCTTTGATAGCTAATTATATAGATGAGAATTCAATGATTGATCTGAGACAAGAAGTGGTGAGATCATTGAATTCAAGAAAGATTTTCAACATAGGGTATCAGTTTGATAATAAGCATGCACATGGAAAGAATTGTTTATTATCATTGACAGTATCAAAGAAAGCTGGTATGGATTATCCCATGATAACGGTATTCATGAGGGCTTCTGAAGTAACTAAAAGACTAATATGTGATCTATTACTTATTCAAAGGATTGGTGAATACATATTCACTGGGGATAAATTCTGTATATCAATACACTTTAGTCAGATATTCAATGATGATACGGTATTATTGATGTACCATGCTCATGAGGATCTATTAAAGCTTAGTGATAGAATTGGTATATATGATAGTAATTGGTATGATAGGCTGAAGTATCTACTAAAAGTAGATCCCGATAAGATAAAGTATAAGGTACATAAAAGAGCATTGAAAGTACTTAGGCCAGAATTATTCAAATATCCAAAAACTCTGGCAAAAGATTGTACACTTGGTAATGAAGACTGGCTACCTTTCTAAGAAAGGGAAGTCTATTGAATTGCAAACATAAAAAAAAATTATAACCATGAGAATATATTCAAACCCATATGAGTTAATGTCAGAGACTGCTCGGAATCTTTATGAAATGGGTACAGAGGTAAAACCTAAAACTTACCAAAATAAGGTAATAGAAGGTAAAGATGAATTTATAACTAAGGAGCTTATTTGTGAACAATATTGTTTAACACACATGGAAGATCCAGCTCCATTATTTGTATTCACTAAATCTAAGGATTGGGCAGATGCCGAATTTAAGGAGAGAATAAGCGGAGAAATGGAAAATCCCGGTAAAGCTTGGGAATTACGCAGAGATATATGGGAAGAGTTTTTAGTAAATGATATATTTGATTATACCTATGCAGAACGTATGAATGAATTGGTTTCATTCAAAGGAAAAGCATTTACTAAACTTGAAGCCATAGTAGAATTGTTAAAAATAGACAGTGATACAAGAAAAGCAATATTAAATATATACGGTGAGGATGGTTTCAATGAAGATTGTGATTCAAACTATTTAGGGGGTGAACATAGAATTCCATGTTCTATGTATTATGACTTCCTTATAAGGGAGAATGCACGAGGGGAAAAGCAATTAAATATTTGCTATCATCAAAGGTCATCTGATTTTGTAACTCATTTCGGAAACGATGTATATTTGGCATGGAGACTAATGGAATATGTAGCTAGTGAAGTTGGAATTAAGCCGGGATATTTATATCATACTATTGATAGTTTGCATAGCTACAAAAAAGATTGGGTGAAGCTTAAGACATCAATCCAAACTGAATTGAGATAACCTCATGGGTAATGGTATGATTTGAATGGTTTGTCTTTTCTGATTGAGATTAGTAGTAAAGAAATTACCATTACCCATATTTGGGCCCATAGCTCAGTTGGTAAGAGCAGCGGACTCATAATCCGAAGGTCGGGGGTTCAAACCCCTCTGGGCCCACCAAGGATTTTCTTATTTTGCGCGTAGACAACAGTCCTGGTAAATTCGGAGGTACTAGACAGTAGTGATACAGGCTGGTACCAATTACGGGAGTAGCACAGTCAGGTTAGTGTACTTGCTTTGGGAGCAAGGGGTCGCAGGTTCGAATCCTGTCTCCCGTACTAATTAATAAAAGCTCGGATGATGTATGATAATTATTTAATATATGGACCATACGACCATAATCGTAGATTGAGGTTAGTTATGGTAGATAAAGTAAATGGTAGAAAGACAAGTATATCTTATGCTAAGTATTTAATGGAAGTACATCTTGGTAGATATTTAAAGTCTGATGAAACCGTTGACCATATAGATAATGATTATACTAATAACGATATAAGCAATCTACGAGTGATATCAAGAAGTCGTCATGCTTATGAGGATGTTTTAAGAAACAAACCCAATAAAGTACATTGTGAATATTGTGGTAAAGTTTTTTATAGGAATAGAAGTGGTAATAGACGCGGACATGGTTACTTCTGTTCAAAGCAATGTTCAGGTAAATATGGCAAACTAGTTCAAGATGGAAAAATAATTCCTAAGGAGGTGCCAGTAAAGATTTACCATAAGTATAGATTAAAGAATGCTCGGATGGAGAAATAGGTAAACTCATCAGATTTAAGCTCTGACGGTCATTGACCTTGCGGGTTCGACTCCCGCTCCGAGTACATAGTATCAAATACTTTTGTCTTATGAATGATGTTATAATTACCATGGCTGGAAAGGGTACAAGAACAAATAAAGAAGTACCCAAACAATTCTTAAAAGTATTACAAGATAAATACCTATTTGAAATCTCATTAGATAAATTTATACGTACTGGATGCTATCGTAAGATAGTTCTTGTTGTGAATCCAGAGTATGTAGAGTGGGTAAAAAATAGAATATCTAATAACTATCCAGGTAAATTAGGCAGATTAATCACAGTAATACCAGGTGGTGATACTGCACAACACTCGAGAATCTTAGGATTTGAAAGCTTATTAACAGATGAGGAATCACTTTGGCCAAATACAGTTACTTTCCATGATGGTGTAAGAGTTGGTTTCGATGAAAATCTACTAACATTCATGATTAATAATTGTAGGTTTAATAGCACTGCATATGTACCGTATATTCCAGCAACTGGTACATTAAGATTAGATTCTGATAAGGTAGTATATACTAAGGATAAGTACATGAGGCTTCAGACTCCCATGGTATTTCCATTTTACCAATTCTATGGATGTTATAATAAGGCAAAAGATAAGGGTATAGAATACCAAACAGCTTCTGATTTGTATGAAGACAACGGTGGTTTAGTGAACTATGTAATGGGTAATAGATTGAACTTCAAGGTAACTTTCGCAGAAGATATTGATGTAGTAAGATTATTATACAATCATGAATAATATGAGTTATATTAGTAATCATATCCATAATGGTAATCTAATAAGCAACCTTAGGAGAGAAGTATGGGATATAGAACTAGATATGTTAGATCTAGTAGTTAATATATGTGACAAGATAGGAGTAAAATATTATCTTGATGCAGGTACACTATTAGGTGCAGTTAGACACCAAGGATTCATACCTTGGGATGATGATATCGATTTGGTAATGTTCAGAGATGAATATGATAAGTTTATATCATACTGTAGGGAAAATTTAGAATATCCATATTTCTTACAAGTACCAGATACTGATAGTTCTATCTATCAACATGCTAAGATAAGAAGGAGTGATACTACTGCTATATTGGAAAAGGATTTAGAGGCTAATTGGGATTTTAATCAAGGCATATTCATAGATATATTCCCATTAGATAGAGTTCCAGAAGATAAGGGGAAAAGGGGAAGATTTTTATATGAATTGCAATTAATTAAACTAGAACTCTTCTTTTTAAAGAATAGGAGCTGGAAATTTGCTAATATACCCCTTGAAAGGGAAAGAATAGATTACCTTAAAAACATTTATGAAAAGAATAGGAGGAGGTATAACAATACTAATGAGAATTGTTGGGCAACATTAGCTTTTCCAGAATGTAACAATATTATAAAGAATATAGATTTTTACAAGAATCAATATCCAGATGTATTCTTAACATTCGAGGGCAGAGAATTAAGAGTACCAAATATTTATCATGGAGTATTAGAGGACATATACGGAGAAGATTACTTAACACCTAAGAAATATCCTGGATTGCATGGTAAGATATTGGTGAATACTCATAAAACCTATAAGAACAATATTGAAGATTTTCAGATATTAAGGTAGGTTATTGACAGTATACTTTTTATGGTATACTGTCTTGTTGTCTAATAAGCTAAAGAATCTCAACCGAGTTAGGGTTTACTAAATAACTATTGAATACTGCAAATATTTAATAATATTAAAGATGGATTCTAGATATGCCATAATAAAGAGTTTTTCACAAGTTAAGAAACTTGTGAAAGCTTGTTTGAAGACAGGAGTAGCATCTGTGGATTATGAGACTAATGGTGATGGCATATATAACAAAACATTTAGACCAACAATTTTATCTGTAACCTTTCAAGTTGGTTCTGGGGTATCAATTCCATTGTGTCATCATGAATATAATAACCCCCATTGGAAAAAATGGTTATTATACTTTGGTAGAAAAGTAATTGAGAATCCAAAAGTAACCAAAGTTGGTTGGAATCTGAAATTTGATCTTCAGATATTCGAGTTGTATGGGATATATGTAAGAGGTACAGTACTTGATGGTATGTTAATGAAGTATCTCTTAAATGAAGAGAGACCAAACGATCTTAAATCAATGGTTCGTAGGTATTTACCCGAACATGGAGATTATGAGAAGGCAGATAAGTTTGATAAGATACCATGGGATAAAAAGCCATTAGAACAACTTTGCAAATATGGATGTCAAGATACCGATTATACCTTACGATTATCTATGTTCTTTGAGAACAAGCTGATAGAAATAGGTATGTATCCATTATTAAGGCATCTGATAATGCCTGCTTCAAGAGTGTTGCAGCATGCAGAAAAAACTGGTTTATATCTTGATAGGAAGTTTAATCAGGAATTGTTTGAATCCTATAAACCAAAGATTGATCAAGCAACTTCTAATTGCTTGAATCTTCCTCGAGTAAAAAGATTTTCTAGATGGCTTGTCCAAGAAAGAATAAGCAAATACATTTCTTCAATTGAAAGAGAACTTGAAGACTTGGATTATAGTGATCCAAAAGATGCAAGGAAGATAGCTAGCAGGGAACAGAAAATATCCAACATAAGAGCTGGTGTATTTACAACAAAGAAGGAATTAGAATTAACCCGGGATATAAATCTTGGTAGTCCAGTAGACTTACCGATGTTATTATATTCTGAAAATGGGTTCAAATTCCCTATTATAAAATATACAAAGGATAAGACTACAAATCGTGATACTGATAAGCCGAGTACTGATGAGGATACATTGGTAGAACTTCGGTTGTCAATTAAAAATCCAGAAAGTCCAAAAGCAATATTCTTGGATAATCTACTCAAGTTGAGAGGATTGAAGAAGATGTACACTACATATATAGAAGGGTGGCATGATAAAGTACAGGATGATAGTAAATTACATGGTAGATTTTTGATACATGGAACAACAAGCGGTAGATTATCATCTCAAGAACCAAACTTACAACAAATACCAAAGACTTCTGTAGACCCAAATATAAAGAAGCAATTAGTAGCCCCAGATGGTAAGTTGTACATGGCTCTTGACTACTCTCAAGCAGAGTTAAGAATCATGGCTCATCTGTCTGGGGATGAAACATATCTTGAGGCTTTTGCAAAAGGTCAGGATCCTCACCTTGCTATTGCAGCAAAGAAGTATGGGGTATCATATGAGGAAGCATATAAAGCTTACAGTGATGAACAACACCCAGATCATAATCTTTGGAAGAACCGAAGAAAGCAGGCAAAACAGATTTGCTTCGGTATTATCTATGGTATTCAGAAGAAACTGCTTGCAGTTAAATTGTCAGATCCAAAAGCTGGTATTATTGTAACACCAGATGAAGCTCAACAACAGCTAGATGAATTCTTCCATGAACATCCTAAGATAAAGAAGTTCATGATTCATCAAGAAAAGGTATTGATTAAGCATGGGTATATAAAATCTTTGTTCGGAAGAAAGAGAAGGTTACCTCAGGTATATTCCGATAATGAACAAGAAGCAGCATACGCAGTACGATTATCTGTTAATATGCCATGTCAATCAGCAGCATCTGATATGAACTTATTTGCTTCAGTATTAAACTATTGGAAAATGAGACAAGGTAAGTTACCATTTATGCAAGAGACATGTAATGTACATGATGCTACCTATTACTTGGCTAAACCAGAATATATCAATACTTGGGTAGTACATGAAATATGGGAAACTTGTCGTAACCCAAATACAAAGGAATACTTCAACTTTCAGATAGACGACGTCAATATGTCAATGGATTTCGTTATCGGTCGTTCAATGGCAGAAGAATTACCTTTTATTCCAGGGTATGATTATAGAAAAATGTTAGAGCCTGATTTCGACCCAGAAAAGTATTTGGAAGAGCATCGTAAGTTCAAAGGTATAGAAATTGAGGATTACCCTAAACTATATCCAGAGGAAATAGAGAGGAACAAGAGAGAGTTTAAGAAGAGGATATATGAGAGCTAATATGCCTAATTTTGATTGTTACCATGTTACCAAAGAAGGTGATGTATATTCTAAGTATAAGGATAAAATCACTTGGAAGAAGATGGCTAAAAGAAAGAAGAACAACGGCTATCTAATAGTAAGCTTAAGAAATAAAGCTGGTAATAAGTATACTTTCAATATACACAGGTTAGTAGCTGAAACTTATATACCTAATCCAGAAAATAAGCCTTGTGTAGGACATAAGGATAATGACAGAGAGAACAATAGAGTAGAAAATTTATACTGGTGTACTCATAAAGAGAATACTCAACAATGTATAAGAGATGGTAGATTTAATATACCAGACCTTAAGTTAAGTGAGGAGTCTATAAATGAAATGATAAAAGACTATGAAAACGGAATGAGTAATGTTCAGATAAAGGTCAAATACAAGATAAGTATTATGACCATGTATAAATACTTCAATGAAAGAGGTGTTATATGGAAAAAAGGCAAAAGATAGTACGTCTATCCCAGATCAAGAAGAATACTCTGAAGATTCTCTTTCAAGGGAAAACTTATGAAATTGATTTAGATCAGGAACTCATGATTGATGAGAACTTGGTAAATCAGTCTTTAAGAAAGAGCCCTTCTAACTATGCTTTACTTGTAATGGTTAGGGATAGGCTTATATATAAAAGGGATAAATTAGAAAAGGCAAAGGATCAGGCATATAGCAAGGCATGGCTTTATTATAAGGAATCAGGTAATGTAAATAATGAGGCAGCCTCTCATAAGGCAGAAAATAATAAGGCATACAAAGGAGCCTTGAAAAGATATATGAAGGCAGAATATAATGCTAATAAGTTTATAAGTATTTGTAAAGCTTATGAGTCAAGGGAAAACATATTGAGAACTGTATCAGCTAACTTACGTAAACAACAGTAATTATGTCAAAAGTAGAATTGAACCTTCTTTCAGTAGAAGAGGCAAAATGGTTAAATGAAAAGCTGAAGGGTGTAGGAACACCCACAGGTGGAAGGGTATTGATTGTATCTCCAAAGGTAACTTCTGAAACTAAAACCCAGAGTGGTCTTTATATTCCACAGGATCATGATAAGGATACAGTACCCCGTAAAGGAGTAGTGATTCAGGTTGGGTATATTACAAAAGAACAAGAGGTAGATTATCAAGGTCTTCAGGTAGGTTCAGTAGTAACTTATGGTCTGTATGCTGGTAAAGAATTAGATGTATTAGACCTTCATGATCAGGTAACAACTATACTATCTTTGAATGAGATACTTTATATAGAAACCAATAAATAAAGCTATGAAAGAGAAAACTAAAAAGAGTTCAAGTAGTGTAATGACTACTAGAGAGAAAATGCTCGCTAGAAAGAAGGATTTAGAAAAGCGAGGTGGAGGTGGAGGGATGATATATCCCAAAGAAGGAACAATACGAGTACGTATTAAATCACGTGGTGCTGATGAGGAACTTGGTATAGAAGTTATTCAATTCTATCTTGGTCCAAAGGATGGTGGTATTATATCTCCGGCAACATTCGATGAACCATGTCCTTTCATGGAGAAATTCCAGGAACTTAAGAATTCGGATGATCCTGATGATAAGGCACTTGCATCAAAGTTAGTACCAAGAAGAAGGTATATCTTAGGGGTTATAGCTTATAAAGATACCAAGGGAAAAGAAATAGATCCCGATAAGATAGATAAACCTATGATGGTACCACGTTCGGTATATCAGGATATCATTGACTTGTATCTGGATGAAGAGGATTGGGGTGATATGACTGATCCAATAGATGGATACGATATTAAAATTACCAGAACTGGTTCTGGTAAGATGGATACTAGCTATTCTGTATCCCCATGTCAGAAATCCAAACTGGATAAGAAGTATCGAGAGGATGTGGATCTTGAGAAAGCAGTAAGAGAAAGTATCCTTCCATATGACAAATTGGAAGAGAAGTTAGCTGCATTCCTCAATGAGAGCGATGAAGACAGTGATATAGATGAAATGATGGCTCCTAAAAAATCGGGCAATAAAAGAAAGGGTCTAGCCGATAAAAAGAAGAAATATAAAAGTGATATCTAAAATCTCTAGATATATACCTAAATTCGGAGTGGGGTATAGTTTATTATACTCCACTCTTTTTATCTAATACTAAATAAGTATGGCAAGAAATGTAAAAGCCTCAAAGAAATCAGGGGGCAGAAAATTTAAGGTACCAACACAGAATGAGATATTAAAGAAGTATGGATCATCCCTACAATTTAAGGCTAGTACCATAAATCATCATGGGTTATGGATTCCATCAACATTCTTTGCTCTCAACTATCAAATGGGTGGTGGTGTACCATTCGGAAAGATAATAGAAATAATGGGTGAGGAATCCTCGGGAAAATCTCTGATAGCATATAACTTCGCGTATGCTACTCAGCAACTCGGTGGTCATGTAATTTGGGTAGATGCAGAACAAGCCTGGATGAATTCATGGGCAGAAGAGAATGGATTGGATCCAGAAAGAGTTACAGTATTAAATGATACCCGTATAGAAACCATATCTGATGCAATAGCAGATTTAGCAATATATTGGAGATCAAAGTTAGTAAATAATGAACCTATCATAGTTGTGATAGATTCAATAGCTGCTCTAGATTCAATAGAAGCTATAGATGCAAAGATGGCTGATGGTAAAGCCGAAATGGGTAACCGAGCCAAGCAGATATACAAGATGTTCCGAATAAGGAATGAATTGTTTTATCGGTTGGGAGTAACCATGGTATGTATAAATCAGTTACGTAGTAAACTTGGAGCAGGGTTTGGTCAAGATACTAATACTACTCCCGGAGGTGCAGCTCTTAAGTTTTATGCTTCAATTAGGCTAGCATTCTTTTCAGGGAAGACTTTGAAGATTAAATATAAGGGTAAAGAAAGACGAGCAGGTAAGTATGTGACTGTTCAAATGAAAAAGAACAAGGTATCTCCTCCAAGAGAAACTATATCCAAAGCTCCGATTTACTTCAATCCAAAGTACCATGAAGTAGGATTTGACAGATATTTCTGGTTAGAAGAGTCATTAGAGGATGCGGGTGTAATTGAAAAGCTGAGTGGTGGTACTTATATGTTCGAGGGGAATAAGTTATGCCGTGGTGAGGATGCTTTTCATAGATTGATTGAAGAGGATGCAGACCTTCGAAAGAAACTTCTTAAGGCAGCAGGAATAAACACCATAGGAACTACTAAGCGCAAGCTGAAGAAGATTACACGAAATATGTTCCCTGTTGATGAAGATTTAGACTATGAATCTCAAATAGAATCAGATGATGCAGAAGAAGATGAACTCATTCCGGACGAGGGGTAGGAAGCCAAGAATGCTTATGGTAGTGGACGGTAGTAATCTTGCTCACCGTTCATACCATAAGTTTAAGAATCTTAAAGCTAATAATGGAGCTGGAACAGGATTAGTATATGGATTCTTAAGAATATTAGGTTCATACCTTGTAAGGTTTAAGCCAAGTCATGTGGTAATTACATTTGACACTCATAAAAGTAAATCATCAAACTTCCGTAATGACTTATTGGAGGGTTATAAAGCTCACCGAAGTAAGGTAAGTATGGATTATGAAGACTTCAATAAACAGTTATCTTTGTTGAGAAGGATTCTTAGATTACTGGGAGTTCAAATGATAATAGATACTAAGGGGTTGGGACATGAATCAGATGATTATATTGCTTGGTTGGTAATAAACCATAAGGGTAAGTCATTGATAATATCATCCGATAAAGACTTCTGTCAATTGTTGGATAAGAAAGTAAAAATATTTAACCCAAGTAAGGAAACTCTGATACATCATCAGACTTGTAAGGAGATAATGGGATATTCAGCAGAAGAATGTGTTGACTACTTGGTATTGAATGGTGATAAGTCTGATGATATACCAGGTTACTATGGTATGGGAGAAGTAAAAACTAGATCATTTCTTGATCAGTTTGGTAGTATAGAATACTTCATTAATACCAAAAGAGCAGAATTCAAAGGGATAGAAAGAGATCAACTAGAAGAACTATACAAAAAGAATAAACCTTTAATAGACTTGAGATCTGCTTTGAATCTGTATCCAATAAAGAAAGTCCCTTGGGTAAAAGGATGTACTAATAATATAAGGAAAGACAGGTTATTCATGGTATTAGATAAGTTTAACCTAAGGTCTTTCAAGATACCAGATTTTTTAGAACCTTTTAAAAAACTACAGACTTATGTATCACGGTAAGTATCAAATTATGTTCACTGGTGTTTCTGGAGTAGGAAAAACTACTATAGCTAAGGAAATAGCCGAATTATTGAATATACCCTTCATATCTGGGTCATATTCTGATTTAGTACCAGAAACAAAAGATATGCCTCATGCTGATATGATACAGCAAGATGCAAAAACAGTATTTATGCAAGATATGCAAGTATTGAATCTACGTAACAAAGCTTTCAGAATGGAGGATAACTTTGTAACAGATAGATCATACTTTGATTCTGCAGCATATTTCATCAATAAGTTATCACATAGGATTGAGGAATGTGATTTAGATCATGCTGTTAATCTATGTAAAATGTTATTAGGTCAACAGTGTACACATTTAATATTCATACCATTTTCAGAGAAATTCTTTAATGAGTGGGTAACAGAGGATAATGGTAAGAGAGTATTATCAAAGTACTACCAATATCAAGTATCTCAAATAATGTATGGATTATTAAAGATATGGGGATATAAACCAGATTCAAAATTATATCAGCTATGTAATGGAGTTCCAAATACAGGAAAAATGGATATAATGGGTTATAAGGTAAGAGTTCTTATACTGAATGAGATGAATCACGAAAAAAGAGAGTATCTAATTAGGGAGTTTCTTCGGTTATGAAGGTAATAGGAATAGCATTCTCTGATTTGCACTTGGGAGAATATTCTAAGTTCAATGAGAATAACAAGAGGACCCTGAATCATATAAGGGTCCTCTATTTGATTAAAGATTTATGTATTAAGTATAAATGTCCGGCATTCTTTTGCGGGGATTTTATGCACCGTCCAGAATTTATAAGTACTTCACTGGATGAAATTATTATAGATAAGTTCGAAGAACTAAATAGATGTGAAGAATTTAACATATATGGTATATCTGGGAATCATGATCTACAGAAGAGTAATTTAATAGATAGAAGGTCACCATCACATTGGGCAAATCTATGTAGTAGGTATTCTTTCTTACACAATATAGATTTTTCATACCATGACTTTGGTAAGTTTAGAGTAGTAGGTATTCCATATCTTGATCATAATAAGGGATTGGATGGTTTGATAAAAGCTGAATTGAAGGAGGCTATGTTAAAGCCAACTATATTATTGTTACATACCGACTACCCAGGAGCTAAAGATACAGATAACACAGAAGTTGGAACAGTAGAGAATCTGAATGTGAATTTACTCTCTAAGTTCAAATTAGTATTGATTGGTCATATACACAAACCTCAGAGATTAGGAAAGAAGGTATATATGATAGGAGCTCCTTTACAACAAAGAAGAACTGATCGTAATTGTAAACTTGGTTATTGGAAGATATATGAAGACTTTTCCATGGAATTCAAGCCATTCAAATGCTTCCCTAAATTCATCGATGTATCGTCGGATGATGAAATAAAGGGTGATGGTAATTATTATACTGTAATTGCTAGTAAGTCTAAAGTTATGGAAGTAGAAAATACCCCTCAAATAACTAGGGAACTTTCTAAGAAATCTATGGTAAGAAGGTACATGAAGGCAAAGGGTATAAAGGATAAGGAAAAAAAGACAACTCTGTTAAAGGTAATAAAGGAGGCAGAATGATACAGTTTGGTAATATTATCATAGAAGGTTTTTGTTCTATACCCTACTTGGAACTAAATCTGGGATCAAGAGGAATAACTATAATAAGGGGAGCTACTGGAGAAGGGAAGACAACCATATTATCAGCTTTAGTATGGGCAATATATGGTAAGAATATAAAAGGTAAGTCAGATGTAAATACCTGGGAGAAGTATAGAACAAAGAATTATCAAGGCACAAAAGTAGAGGTATATTTTAGTAAGAAGGGGAAAACTCATAAGATAACCCGTTGCCTTAAATATAAAGGTGAAGTTAATGGTTCAAAAGGCAAAGACAGACTTATATATGAGATAGATGCTGTAGAGGTATCTGATAAAAACAAGAATGATATACAAGCGCTTATAGTAGCTGATTTAGGTATGTCATATGACCTTTTTATGAACTCAATCATGTTTGGTCAGGGAATGAAAAGGTTGATACAAGAATCTCCATCCGATAAGAAAGACTTATTTGAGGAGATATTCGAATTGGGGTATATCTCTAAGGCAAGAGAGATTGCTAAGGGATACTACACTAAATCATTAGAAGAGTATAATGGTATTAATCAGAAATATTACTCAATCAAAGAAAAGAGACAGTCAGTGCAAAGGATGCTTGATGACTTAAAAAAACAAGCAAACCGTATAAAAACAGATATCTCCTCAAAGATAAGATCTCTTGAAAAGGAATTGTCCATGCTAGCTAAGGCTAAAAAATCAAGTGAGCTTAAGGAGACAGTAACTAAGAAGAACATAATTGAACAAAAGATACAAGAAGCAAAGGATTCTCAAAAGGAATTACTTAATAGAATAAATGATGCCAGAAGTAAAACTAAGGTATCTCTAGAAGAGTTTATTAATATAATTATAAAGTTATTAAAGAAAGGTGATATTAAGAACTCTTTGAAACGTCTAATGGATGTTAAGAAAGCATTCGTGGATATAGAAAAGTTCCAAGATGAATATTCTAAATTATCAGATAGTATATCCGGTTATCGTGATCAGTTAGAAGATATAAAGGATAAAGAATACGAAATTAAAAAGGCACAAAGGGATATAGATAATGTAAAGGCTGAAATTAAAACCCTATCATCAGAGAAAAAAGCTGGTGTTAATGTATGCCTTATTAAGAAGTATAAAGAACAATTATCTACCTTAACCGATAAATTGTCTGATATAGAAAATCAGATGGAGGAGAAAAAGGTAGTGGTAGATAATTATAAATGGGTGATGGATGATCCTCTTGGAAATAGGGGAATAAAAGCATTCCTATTTGAAAGCTCATTGGATATATTGAATGAGACACTTGATTCATATTCTGAAGTATTGGGATTCAGTATATTGTTTTATGTGGATATACAGGGTGTGAAAAAAGACTTTAATACTCAAATTATAATGGATGGTATAGAAGTATCCTATGAGGAATTATCTGGGGGCCAAAAAACTCTGGTAAATTTAGCTATGGCTTTTGCTATGAATGAGGTTATGACTAAGGCCAAGGGTATAAATATATCATTCTTGGATGAGGTATTTGAAAACCTAAGTTCTGAATATATAGATTTAGTGATAGGACTAATACGGAAAATATACAAAGATAAAACCTTATACTTAATCTCACATCATGAATCACTCCCAATACCAAATGCCAGGGTGCTTACTGTGACCAGAGAGAGGGGCCTTTCACAATACCAATAATGACTATTGGTCATAAAGGTATAAGGTCATGAGAAAGAACAGTAAAAGCAAGGGTAATCGATTTGAAAGATCTGTTTGCAAAGCATTCCAAAATTGGTCAGGATATGAATTCTCTAGAACTCCCGCTAGTGGTGGGTTAAGATGGAAAAAAGCAGATAATATATCTTCTGATGTAGTATGTTCTGATCCAAGACATGCAAAAAGATTTTCTTTGTCTGTTGAGTGCAAGAGCTATCAGGATATAAAATTTGAGCATTTACTACTTGGTACTAAAAGTTGTAAAATAAATAGCTTTTGGACTCAAGCTAATAGGGATGCAGAAAGGGCTAAGAAAATACCAATACTTATCATGAGGTATAATTCTATGCCAAAAGGAGAAGCTTTTTTTATGGTAAATAAAGAAGTTGATTCTTTCCTGAAAGATCAATCCCCAGAGATTTCAAGAATGGAAATAAGCACTCCAAAGATACATGTTTTTGTTTATATGTTCAAAGAAGTACAGAGATTAGTAAACTATGTGGATTTACATAAGTATGCACGTAAATTATTAAAGTAATATGAAAACCCCCTACGTATACTGCATATTTAGGCTTGATAGGAAGTTTTATAAGAGAATAAACTCTGACTTAAAGAATAGGGGGTATAAAAATGTGAAGGCAATTATCCCCACCGTTAGTGTATTAAAGAAATCTCGTAAAGGTAGTAATGAGTATGAAGATGTACCATTACTATTCAATTACGGATTCATGAGAATGAAGCCAGAGAAAGCCTTTGATAGATATTACTTAAATAAACTCAAGAGGGATATACCAGGAATACTTTCATTCTTAAAGTCACTAGATTACAGACCTAAAAGGAAAAGATTGAGAGTAGATAATGCTGAGGACTTCGATGATTATTCAGTAGTAGCTACCATAACCAGAGAAGATGTAAAGAAGTACAAAAGGATGTCAAAGGCAAATAAGATATTCTCAGCTGATGATATAACAAGAGTAGCTATTGGAGATTATGTAATACTTAGGGGATATCCATTTGAGGGAATTCCAGCAATATTATTAGAAAATAATCTTAATACTAAGATGATGCTGGTTAGATTATACCCAGAAATGGATGGTAGTCTAGAAATAGAAGTACCAAGAGAAAATGTATTATACTCTGCCTATCATGAATCTGATGAATATAAATTGTATTCTGCTGATTATGATGTAGATTTATCACAAATTCCAGATGGTAGTACTGAAGAGATTTTAATGAATAAACAATATTGATATGCAAAGACATCAGGAATTAGCTTGGGATTGTTTGACAGATCAAGAGAAAAACAGCTTAATGTTCATTCAAGGTAAGGGCTTATCAACTTGGGAAGCTGGGGAGATTCTAAAGATGTCTCACTATAAGTATTTAGAATTAAAAGCTAGGGCAGAAAAATTCTTTAAACTATTTTCTGATTACTTTGAATTACATCCTTCATTGGTAAATCCTCAATCCCCCATAGAGCCAAGGTTCAGGGATTACTTATTCGGAGCCATGGTAAAAAGGTTATCAAAAGAAGAAGCAAAGATACATTCTGGTGATTCATCGTGGTTATTAACATCTATTACAAATCCACGAATTATAAGTAATATGAAAAGGCTGAGGGAATCAGAGAATAAGTGGGATAAAGACCTTTATGCTCTGATTCTTGAGTTTGATAGGTGGAATAACTATAGAATATTGCCCAGGATATTACAAGCTCCCACTGCATATAAAAGAAGATCAACCAAAAAAGATAAGGTATATTTATCATATCTTCACAGAATTCCAGACTTTAAGATAAGACAATTGATAACCGAATATTGGAAAAATGGTCCATCAGGTAGAAGGTATTTTACAGCTATAGTTTCGGATGAACTTTTTCCAGAAGAGGGATATGGTGTAATGCCCATAAAAAGAGATGACAAAGTTATAAAGGCAATAACAGATCTAAGAATATACATATTTGAAAGTCAGACAATTGCAGATACATTTGGATTCTTAGTTACTAGATACTTTGAAAAAACGGTTGATAGTAAGGGGGGATTGAAATTCTGGAAAGAGTACAGGGAGGTTATCCAGAAGTCTATTAATTACAAATCAATAAATAACATGGATTTTACTTGTGAGACTCTGGATACAGCCTATAAATTACACAGGAAGAGAAACCTTAAATCGAACTACTAGAATTTTTATATGGATATTTTGTAATTTTAAAATATAATGTTTATATTTGCATAAAAGAAATAAATACTAATTTTATACCTATGTAAATATGCGCAAAAATAAGAAAAAAGACAAAAGACCATTGAAGCTTAACAAAGAGAAGATTAAGGTCATGGGAAGTGGTCTAGAAAATATGACCTATAAGGATATGAAGAGAAGGGCAGTTTCTCTTGGTATGCCATTCCCAGATGCTTGTTCAGCAGACTACAATGGATTAGCTTCATATATCCATCACTCAAATAACAAGCCAGATAATTCTCTCATTGATGAATATGACAAGTGGATGGATAATCAACTTGAATTAGCTGGATATGCTAAGGATGATCCAATGAGAAGTTATCAACTTAATTTAGGATTCATAGGTGAGGATATTGTAACTAAGCAAAGGAAGACTAAGAGGATTAAAGGGTTAGAAAAACCGAAAAAACCCAAGAAAGAGAAAGATGATAATGGACTCTGGAAAGGAACTAAGAAGTCTTATGTATTCGAATTAACATACAAAGAACTACCATTAGATCGTATTATCAGGAGAGTTCAAAAGAAATTTCCCGATGCCAAAGAAAAGTCAATTCAGCAATGGTATAGGGCAGCACTTCGTAAACAAAAGAAAGATTAATCAATATGCCCAGAATATGGCATTTTCATAGTCATGAGGATTTTGAGGAATCCTGTTATAAGCTTGGTATACCGTGGGTACCGCCAGCAATAATAAAAGGTACAAATAAGAATTTCAAACAGAAGTGGCTAAGACAAGTACTTATGGGTAAGATAAAGATCCATAAGTATAGGCAAAGAGATAAACGTTTTCTAGACAGATATAAAGAATGTATTAAAGAAGCCACAGTAGTTAATGGATCCATAGATCCAGATTCATTACCACCCGATGTGAGGGCTTACTTTTTAGAGAAAAAGAGAAGAGCCGATTTTCATAGAAGACATGGTAAGTTTATAAGGGAGATGGATATAAAGGTATACCTTCACAAATGGTATCCATGGTCCTATAATTATAAGGGTGAACCTGCCTTGGTATTGCAGGGATTTTATTCATTGAAGGCTGCTAGAAAAAGATTTTTGACCTATTATGGTAGGGAGAATATACAATCAGTACACTGGATAAAAGGAAAGACTGCTCTGGAAAAGGGATTTGTAATAGGTAAATCTCTTTTGATAGGTGGAAAACGTAAAAAGCCAATTTCTAAAATACTACTTACTGAGGCATATAGAAATTCTAAATCAAGTGCTCAAAGAACTCTTGGTAAAAGACTTTCTAAAAAGAAAAGATTAAGTTCCCAACAAAAAGAAAAATACTTTGTAGACTTGGTAGAAAAATTCAATTATGGAACAAAAGAATATAGAACTTTACTCAAAGCTGTTCCAGAAAAGCTTGTTAAGCTATCGAAGGCTAAAGAGAATGAGTCTAAAAGAAAGAAAGCTCTTTATAAAGAAGAGTGATTTAGATTGGGGCCAGATAAAAGTAGCTATGGCATATAAAGCTATAACTAAACGATCACCCATAAGTTCTATCAGGTGGACTAAAAGGCATTGGGATGAATATAGAAAAGCAGTATCCCAAAGATTAGGGGATATGCCCCAAGTAAGGAGATCCCTAAATGAAGAGTTTATTCTCAAAGAACTATTAATGCAGGGATTTGTACCAATGTCAGAATTTCCTATGAAGACCAAAACTGGATGGTATGCCTATTTGGTAACTAACAGAAAGGTATGTGGGAATTACTATATATACCCTGAACATTTTGCTCATGATTACAGGGCATATAAAAAAGGTTATAGGGATATTCATATTGCTTTGAATTCTGGTATAGGACAAGAAGGATATACTAGAATCTATTACACTGCATATAAAAATGGAATAGCAAAATGACGGTAGTAAAAAAGAAAGAGCCAGAAAATCCATGGGATGGGATAAAGCTCATAGTTGGTATTAAAAAATATTATACCGAAACTGATAATGCAGTAGATGATACCTTTATTCAAGAAGGTGAACCTTTTGAAGTAAAAGATCAGAATGAATTCACTCAAAAGTTGAATGCTATAAGGGATAAAAATGTATTCTTGAAAGCTATGGCAGTCCAAGAAAATAAAGAGATATATACTCAAAAGTTTATTACAAAACTATAATCAATCAAACAGTTTTAAACAACCTTTAATTAATTAAATTATGGCAAAGAAAAAAGTTGCAGCAGCAAAGGAAGTAGAACGTAAGGTTCTTTCTAATGGGGTTATTCTCATCAAGTACGATGACGGTTCCTATGCACTTCTGACTCCCATTTCGGCTGAAGATGCCGAGGATATCTTTGGTGGAGAAGCAGAGGATACCGATGAGGATGAATCCGAGGATGATGAAGAGGAAGAGGAAGAAGGTGATGATGATGATGACGATTCCGACGAGGATAGTGACGATGATGATGAAGAAGATGAATCCGAGGATGATGAAGAGGAAGAGGAAGAGGATGAAGTAAGTCCAGAGGATTTGGCAGAGATGGACTTTGAAGCTCTTGAAGATCTCTGCGACGACAAAGAACTTGAGACAGATCCAGATGAATTCGATGAGGAAGATGTCGAGAAACTCCGTAAGGCGGTGGCTAAAGAATTGGGTATCACTTTACCGAAGGGCAAAGGCGCTTCCAAGAAGGACACTAAGAAAAAGAAAAAGTAAAGTTAGTTAAGACTATAACTAAATCCGAGGGAACTTCAAGTTACAATATAGTTCAACTTCATAGGTGATAATAGGCAATAAACTTGAAGTTCCCTTTTCAAAGAAAACCATTAACCAATTAAAAGAAATATGGCAACTAAGAAAAAGTCAGCAGATGCAAAGGCTGTAGCAAAACCCGAAGCTAAGAAGGGTGGTAAGAAAGAATTAACCGCAGAAGAGAAGAAGGCCAAACGTGAGGCCATGAAGGAGCGACTCAAGAACCGGGCACCTGGTCAGCGACCCAACAGCAAACAGTGCGATATAATCGACCTGGGAGGTGGAAACGTCGTAAAGACCTTTGCTATGAACGTACGTAAGTTCGGTGTCCTCATTACGTCGGTAGTAACCGATAAGGATGGTAAGGTAATTGCCGTCTCGAATGAGACCATCCCTGGCGTATCGGTTAAGTCCAAGAAAGAACACGGGAACCTTGTTCCGAAGATGCCCGGTATGGGTAAGAAAGGCAAGGAAGCCGAGGAAATCGTGGATGATGAGGATGATGAAGATGAGGAGTAAGCATTATGCTAAATAACCAATTCTGACATCAGTTTTTGAGTCATGCCGGGGAGGTCATCCAAATATCATGGGTGAACCTCCCCATTTTTGTATAAGTATATGCAAGAAGACGATAGTATTATATATCTGGCATTATGTAATCAATTGCAATCATACCAGCTACTTCTAGAGGAGGAAAAAGATATTTCCAAAGAAAATAGAATGATGGCGGAATATATTATCTCTAGAACGGAGCGATTGGTTGAAATATATGCCAAGAAAATAGGGAGTGATACTTCTATTCAAAAACCGAAATGGGACAATTTAACTCATCAGTAAAAGGGCTGATCTATCGTATAAAGGATTTAAGCAAGTTAATTCAGGATATAGATATTAGATTATCAATACCTGGATTATCTCCTGGAAAGAAACAATCCCTAATAAAGGATAGAACCTTGAAATTAGGCAAGGTAAAATCCTTAGTGAAAAGAGTAGGGGATTTGACTAATGGTAATATCATAACTATAACCTTTGAAGATAAGAATACTAGTGATAGGTTCAGGATAGTATATACAAATATATCACAGGAAGATGCAATTGTTCACCTTAAACTAATGGCAAGTTTACAAAAGAGAGAAATAATTATCTCAGAGGTAAAGGAAGTGCAAACCAAAAACTCTTTGACTAAACTATAATCATGTAAAGGTATTCAAAAACTCATTTAATCAACTCAACTACAATGGCAAAAGAGATTAGTAAAAACGATTTGGCTGCTCGTAAGGCACGTAAGGCACAAAGGGAAATGTTGGCCTACATGGAAGAGAACAATCTTGATCCTAAAAAGGATTGGACAGACCATAAAAAACATGGTAAGAAAATTCAGGCCTGGGTTGACATCATTAATCTTGGGAATAAAAAGGCTCGTGAACTCAATGAGGAGAAAGCAATCGAGAGAAGTGAAAAAAGGAAGAGTAAGAAGCCTAATGTTCATCCAAAGAAGGAGAAGATTACTAATACCCCTAATATTTATGATTATCCAACAGTAGATGGCAAGGAGATGACCTCTGATCAGAAAAAGAAATATCGTCAGAAGATGCGTACTCTCCTTAAAACTATGTCTAAGGAAAAAGCAGAAGTAGAAGGAAAAGCTTATGCTAAAAACTTAGTAAAGGAGTCTACTGTAAATAATACCAAAAAGGTAGAGCCAAAAGAGAAGAAGGTATCAAAGAAAGAAAAGGTTGAAAAGAAACCCTCAACTAAGAATAAAGATAAGAAAAAGAAGTCAAAGAAAGAGGAGGATTAAATAGATAGACAATCTGTGAAACTTCTCATGCGCCCAGGATCATACAGATTCTGGGTTCTTTGTTAGATAGATATACCTATATAACACCACTGAATTTTATTTGCATATTATAATAATAAATATTATATTTGTATAACGAAATTAATTTAAAGATGAAAATTAACCGAGGCTGTATTAGATTAAAATTGCAAAGGCATTTATCTGCCCAGGATATCTGGAATCAAATTATGGATGTTCAAATTCAGGCGCTAGAATCCCTTTTAGAGGATAGAAGCTTAGATAAATGGAAAATTATATTCCCTTGCTATGGGACTTCTCTAGAAGCAGTAGAATCCTTGGCAGGGGAATATATAGAATCCTTCAAACGAATGAAAGGGGATACATTCAATAATAGGTATGATGATATTGAAAATATGCTGGTGAATGGATTAAACCAAAGATGGTTCAATACTATAATGAGTACATTATATATGATGGAAGAGGACTTAATGGAAATGAGTTCTGATTCAGTATTCATTCTTTGGGATATTTTATTTACTTGCCAGGCATTGAGGAAAGAAAATAATGTAGTAGCTATGGGACTTAATATTTTCGAGCTTAAAGGACGATAACGATGAAAGAAGTATTTAATACCACAGGATCATCCAGAATTGAAAAGGTTATTTTTGACCTCGATAATAGGGATATAACCATAACTTTCAAGGGAAACAAGATATACAAATATGTCTCTGTATCTGAGTTTGATTTTAATACTTTCAAGGATGATATTGAAAATGGTTTATCAGTAGGCAAATCATTTGAAAGAAGGATCAGGAATAAATATGCAGGCCAAAAGCTATGAAAAGGTATTACACACCAGAAGGAGAACCGGATGAAGCTAAAACTTTATGGGAAGCCGTTAAAACGGGTATCATAGGAATATCGGTATTTAGTGTAATCTGCATACTATGGGATGGTCAAACAGTTCCCCCCACTACCGATTCAGAACCTCATTGGAAGAATTGGGATGAATCAAGACATGTATCAGAAGTAAAAAGTTATGACTACGAAAACGGTATAATTCATTATAGAGATGAAGTTACAGGATATAGACCCAGGGAGTTCAATCTTCATGGGTCTCCCGGTAGTTATGGTTCTGGAATAACATTGCAAGTATCAGGAGCTTCAGTACATTTGGATATGGAAGTAGAAGAACTGATGGATCAACTAACAGAAGATGTAGATTTTTACGAATATTTTGAACGAAATATGGATTAATATGGCGGGTCTAATTAAATTCAGGTTAAATAAGTATGTAAGCGGGGATAGGTACAAAGGTATTTATGAATTCAAACCCAGAGCTATTATTAAGTTTGAAAGAGTTACAATCGGTCAAATAATTGATAATAAAGTCTACTTCTACATAAGGGTAAAACCAGGACAATCAAAGCATGCCTGCTTGAATTATATTCCAATATTGTGGAAAACTTTTAGCAGTCATCTAGAAGCTAAAGATGCAGTAGTAAAACAAGCAGAATCTATTTGGGAATCATTAGATATTTTTCATCCATTAAAGAAAGTTAAATCAACCTACGGATTATGGGAAAAGAAGTAAAGAAAACTAACAGTTGGGTATTTAAGAAAGTATTGGGTATAACTTTATTGGGATGGATGAATATCCTGATATTTCAATGGTTATTTATTCGGATATCTTATCATTGGATATGTGTAGACCCCGCTAAAAATGAAGATGCTAGAACAGATGATTTTTGGGACTGTGATAAACAGCAATTTATTCCAAAGACTTTCTACTACTATGCAATTATCGGGTGTATTATACCTCTAACAGGGTGGTGGGGAGACTATGTAAGGCCATTCAAATTCAAGGGTCGTTTAACCAAGGTAAAAGAATACTACGAATGAGTACAGTAGACTTCAAAGCTGCTTGTGCAGCACATAGGAAATGTTGCCCGTATAAGGCAACTCCATCCACAAAATGTAAAGTAGAAGATAATGATAGGGAGAATTTATGTAATAGATATAAAGGCAAATGTGGGGCTAACGTAGAAACTCCAGATGGTTTATGTCCGGTTAAGGATTGCTACTACATGGCTAAGTTCAAAAAGACACTAAAGAAATTATCTGAGAAGTAATGACACCAGTAGCTGTGGCTAAAACTTATAATGATCTTATGGGACCTGAATCTAAAGTTAAATCAGTAGAGATACAAGATGATGGTCATAGGCAAACCATCTATGTAAAGATGACACCCATACGTATGGATAACTCACTATCATCAGTTAACATTGCCTTGAACGTACCTGAAAAGTAATTGCAAAATTATTTGCAGGGATAGATATAAAATATCTATATTTGCATAAACAATAAAATTAATAAAAATATGTTAGTAAAGGAATTGATAAATGCTCTAAGTTATTGTAACCCAGAAGCCATGATAAGATTACCTCAGATGGAGTATGGAGATAGGCCTGAATGGTTTAATATAGAGGCTAATAATAATGTATTAGATGAGGATGAATGTCCTGTATCCTGGGTAAACATAATTCGTATCAAGGAGCAAACCCAGAACACAACCACTAAGAAATTGATAAAATTATTTGCATGTATAAAAAATTACTTTTATATTTGCATTAGGAAATAAAAAAAATACTTTTAATTTATTGTATAACCCATTTAAAATTGTAAAGCCATGAAAAAGAACATCGAGGCTCAGGAAGTTAAAAAGACCAATTTGGTCGAAGGTATCAATAACCTTATCGAGGAAAAAGCCGAGAAGGTTGAAAAATCAAAGAAGGCTCTGAAGGCAAAACATTCAGAAAAGGAAATTAAGGATGAGGCCTCAGAGAAGAAGGTCAAGAAGACTAAGAAAGAAAAATTGGTTAATAAAACCAAGAAAAAGGTAGAAGCCAACCTCGTAGAGGAGGTAGTAACCAAACGGGAAGTAAAGTATATTTATCCTGAAGACTGCGAGGATACTCTTTCCAGAAAGAAGTTCCGGCAGCAAGTAAGGAATAAGATCCATCAGCTGGAACTGGCAATGCTCCGAATCAAGGATCAGGAATCTAAGGAGTTCAAGAAAGCAAAGAAGGAATATCTTGAATATAAGAGCCAATTTGTAAAGGAATCCGTTGCAATATAATCTTTCATAGTAGGAGAGGGGTACAGGGTTAATTATAATGACCCTGGCCCCTTAGTATAATAACATTTTAACTATATGAAAGATTATGGTTGTGGGATTACCAGAGAAAGCAATTCAGAAAGTAGATCATGAATTGTTAGAGTTACATAAAGAAGTTCTTAGAGCATATCTTACGCAACGGAATTTGAAGCATAGGCATCAAAAGAAATTCTTTAAGATATACGATTATTACATAACGGAGAAGAACATAAGAAGGTTTTTCTTCCGTTCTGCTAAGTTATTTGTATATGCCCTAATAACTGATAGATTAGATGATATTGAAGATTATGTGCCAATAAAAGAAAAGAAAAATGTTTCCAGAAAAAGTAAGAAGTGTAACACTAGATAAATCAAGGATAACTTACTACCTTCAAACTAAGGATATTGATAATATCTATAATGAATTACCAATAAACCCAGAGGTATATCAGGTAGAAGATTTAGCCTTTGCTTGCGGTGTATTATCCAATCAATACCTACCAGATTATGCAATCAAGGGATATTTTAAGGTAGATGAGAATTTGAAGTATCCGGTATTTATTGAAAATACAGATGGGCCTCATTTATTATACATAACGGGTATACCCAAAAATATTAAGGTAGAGGAAAAGGATAAATTCAGATTCCCTAATACAATGTGGTTATCATATTGGGAGGATAATCAAGTAGGATACCTATTTCAGGTAGTAACTAGAGAATCAGCATTAAGACACTTAATAAATCAATAACTTATAAATAATAAAACACTATGAAGACCAATGAGTATGTAAAACAGTTTAAGTTGGATAAAGAAAATTACAACTTTAACCGAGAGAAATTCATGAAGGCCTTTGGCCAGGAATTTAAGGATAGAATTGAAGCCGTGATAACTGCCTGTAAAAAAATGAAGGTGCAATTCACCTATGAAAAATTCCTTCATGCCGTAAAGGAGCAGCAGGATAAATTCCAGAGTATTTCAAATAAAAAGGCAGGTGAACCTTTCTCAGAAAAATTATTCTCTGCATTCTTTGCCTTACATGTAATTCCTCTTAGAGCAAGTCTTTTCCCTAACCTTCATGCTGAATTGGAAGAGAAAAGGAAAAAGGCCCAGGAGAGGGATGAAAAAATTAAGGCTGAATTAGAGGCCCATGAAAAGGAGCAAAAGGAAAAGCAAAAGAGAATGCACCCTCTTTTGGAAGCAATAATAGCTTATGGAGTTGCACAAAGTATGGCTAGAAAACAAAAGGCTATGTCTAATAAGACTAAGGGAAAGAAGTAGTTCATAATAATACAAGACTTAAAAGTTACTAGGATCTTATGAAGACAATTTTGGATATTGCCAAATTAATCCAGGATAAAACTGGAGAATTCTACAAAAAATCAGGCGAAACTGAGGTAAATGTGAGCTTTAAATTGAATATAAATGTGGTGGATATGGAGATAGTATATCCACCACACGTATCCAAGTTATTTTCAGAGCTTCACACACTATGTACACAGCTTAAATTCGAAAATCACATTACAGAATTTAATATATCCATAAGCTCATCAAAATTGAGGGTGAGCCTAACACAGTGATCCAGCAACCTGATTACCAAGTAGTTAATATAAAAGGCCCTCATTTATACCGTGGGCCTTTTATTTATTTACCCACATATTAACTATTAGATACCAAAATCTAATACTATGAAAGAATCTAGAATAGTTCAAAGATTCCCCCGAGGGATGGGTATAACTCAATTAGCACTTCAAGCTAACGGAGGTGATGATGAAGCTCTAAAGAATTTGACTAAGTTCATAATCCATATTTGGATAGTGAATAATGGGAAACTTTGGTCAAGATATTATTCAGTAAATGAACTAGCAGATTTTCTTAGATGTGAACCGTCAATAGTTCAAATGCAAATGAAACAAACGTTTCTAGATAACGGTTTATTTGACCGTAGCAAGATGAATGAAATAGCTGATTCATTAATGGGTGCTTGTATATCTTGGGCACTGGAAGACCGTATGGAAATAAGCCAACAAGTTCAACTACTCAGGGATTCTCAGGGAGGAAGGTATGCTCCATTCATTACTTCTGAAGTCAATAAGGCTATAGGATTAAAGCAACAATCCACTACGTCTCTTCAGAGTTTAGTAAGAGCTATATCAGGCGGAGGTACCGTAAATATCTTTGCTCAACAGAACAATCAATTCAATACGGTTGATACCCAAGATCAATCTCTTACTAGAGATGAAGCTATGGCTATGATACAAAAAGAATTAGCCGACAATGGTGGTATCAAAGAGATAGAATATGTAGAGAATCAATATGACTTCAAGGAATTGCCTGTAGTAGTTGCAACTAAGCAAGATGGTAATCGAGGAGATAAAGAAGGATTGAATATAAAAAGAGCCGAATTAGATAGCATAACTGGAGACTACCATGGTGCCTTAAATGTCTTTGAAGAAGATCATCACCAAATCAGACGAGAAATCGAAGAAAACATAGATTACGAGGAGATAGACCCAGAAATTGAGGATCAGAGCCTTTAACTTTTATTTGCATATTAAGTATAATTTTATTATATTTGCATAAGAGAAATAAA